TCAGCGTCATGTCGTACCTTACGGACTACCGACGCAAACAGCCATTGGATAGCCTTCTTTTTTTCAAACATGGCTGTACCCTCAGCCAGTATCCCCCTTAACCGCTTGTGAATCTCATTTTCAAGATCATCGGGAATATTATCTGATCTGAATTGCTCGATATCTCCCACCGCGTACGGCGACAAATGAGACAGTGCGTATTCCTCATAACGATCTAGCTCGCGCTCGATTGCTTCGGTATCGATCTCGATGTCCCATTCAGCCTGATTAATAAAGGATTTGATTGTACGAATAATAGACCAAGTGATAGGATCAGACTTAGATAGCCTACTGAGGGTCTCCGCATTTAGCGTAAATAGACGTTGCTGCTTTTTATTGACAGTCCGGTTGTTGAACCACCACATGCCCTTACGGGGTTCTGGTTCGGGTCGAGTACCGTCTGCGTCCCGTTTAGCAAATAGGGATTGTCTGAGTTGAGTTAGTTTTTTAGGATCCAGTAGATCTCCGAACAACGGCATCAATTATTTCCTTTTGTCCTTTACCAACGCATCGGTCAGAGCTACGACAATTTTATGCTCTAGTCGCTCGGCTTTACGGAGCAAGATACGCTTGGCATTGGGGTTGCGAACGTATTCTTTGAGAAGATCCACCACAAATTCCGCATACTCGTTCATACGAACGTGCAGAAGTTCATGTGCTACAGTCTTTTCTATTTCGTCCGGCTCGCGAGATAACCTATCCTTGTTAAACTCAATGAGCGATTCGCGGGTATCTTCATCTGTTTCAACCCTGGCATAGTCACCGCTCAAGGCGCGATCTCCCAACATCTTAAAGTCGAACTTATAGTCTGAGATTCCCAATTTCGGTGCCCATTTTCTGATCAAGGATAACAGTTGAGATTTCAGATCAACCTTCATACCCCGCCTCGCAATCCTGCAATCAGTCTCTTTTTGTCTTGTGCGTCAAGGGGTTTTCCCAATTCTTCTAAGCCACGACAATCAAAGCATCGCTTTAACACGCAGTCACTACAAAATTCACTCCAGAATCCACGCTTAGTGAGATAAAGTAGAATTGGCCGAGGTTCAATTCCAACTTCCTTTGCGATCTCTCGCACCGTGCTACCAGATTGAAACAATTCGAGAATTTTTTCTTGGATTTGCTGAGGGAAATCGTCCATTGCCGCTGTCCTCGCATCAGTTATTCCGGCTCTCTCTCGTGGAGAGAAGTGTGATCGATGTAAGCGCTATCTTGTCTAGGATATTCTTCAGGCTCAGTTCCTGGCAACCCCTCGCCTTGCGGGTGCTTCTGTCCGTAAGCGTCATGAGCCTTTTCCTTTGATTTGGCATCATGTATAAACGGAACAACGGTTTTGGTATTAGGAGGCTCAGTAGCAGAATCACTTTGGGGATCTAAAGCTTCATGAGATGTATATTCGCTGAACACCTCTAGAGTCCCTTTAAGGATTGCTAAAAACTCAGCGTTCATTACCGCCCCAAGCCAAGTAGGGATTTCACGATCTGGATAGTAGACCATATGATGGTCACTACGATTGCTAATCCTTTAATAACAACGCTCAGGAATTTAGAGACTGCATCCACATCTCCCATTTTGCGGGCAAGTTTGTCTACTGACTCTTGCACAGCCCCTATCTGATGGGGTAGATGGTTACTGACCTGCAATTTAACGAACGCCACATCCTCTTTAAGATGTCCCATTTCAGTCTCTAGTACAGCCATTCTCTCTTCGGGTGTCAAATCAGCCATTAGATTGTATCCTTAATCGAATAAAGCGAATGCCGCATGCTTTTGCGGTATGAAATTTATCAGCGTATTTCCCGAACCAGCATTGTATAAAGCAGTCTTTTCGTCTGTAGTTAACACCCGTCTCCAGAATCCTGCTTCGTCAGCGCGACCATCAAGAAAGTCTACCACAGTGGTCGTCACGTTTTCTCCGGCACCGATAACTAAACTTCTGGTAGAGTCTATGGGTCCGACTCCTGCTGTCGCGGCGGTATTAGCAGTTCCATTATTGACTTGAATACCGATTAAATCGTTGGCCGCGTCGTGCCATGCTACAATAAGATGCCAAGCCCCTGTCGCTGGAGATCCAAAATTGTCTGCGGAAACAACCAAAGCTCCTGCAGCGATCAAAAATCTATACCTGTCTGTAGAGGCGCGGTAATCTATTCCATATTCATCAGCAGCGGCACCTTTTTCAAAAATACGCATATCTGCTGCCTTACTATCAAGATATGCCCACACCGCTATTGTGAAATCTACATTGCCAACTGAAATAAACGTGTTGTCCGGGACGGTTAGATATTCAGAGTTCGCGGTTACAAATTGTGCGGCGGTTTGCGTTATGCTGCTTACTCCTGCAGCCTGTCCGACCGTGTTGTTGTCTCCCGCAATGTTTCCCGGATCAACTCCTTGAGCCTGTCCAACGGTGTTATTGTCCGCGAGGTCGTTGGTGCCATGCGAATCCAACCGAGTCCCATTTCCTTCGTGTAGATTCCAATAAGAAATCAACGAAGTCAAAAGACTGCCTGTCAAATTGGGGTAGGTCAGGCCGTTTCCAGAATTGTAAAGGCTTGTTCTCTCGCCAGTAGTCAAGACCTTCTTCCAAAACCCCAAAAGGTGTATTCTGCCATCCCAAGGACTGTTAGGTGCAATATTTGCATAGTCACCAATAACAAATTCAAATGCACTATCAAAACTGCCAATCGATGTGGAAGTGGAATCTACTGTGCCATTATCTACTTGAATATTAATTGTGTTAGCAACAGAATCGTGCCAGGCTACAATAAAATACCAAGTGTTCAATGATGGAGCGCCTAGACTATCTGCCAAAACACCAGCGTTAGCAGAACCATTCCCGATACCAAACCTAAAACGATTAGTGCCTGCACTTCCTGTGAAGTGAATCCTATACTCAATAGTATTACTATTATTACTATTACCCTTACTAAGGATTACTCGTTCGTCTATATTATCGGTTAAGTAAATCCAAGCAGAAAATGAAAAATCAATATCTCCTACAGAAAGAGAAGTGTTATCAGCTATATTAAGCCGCTCTTGATTGGCCGCTACAAAGAGAGCCGCCGGTCCCGATCCTGGATTTATAAGGTCATATCGAGATCCTTCAGCTTCGTTCAAATTCCAATACGCCGCCAGATCAGTTGTCAGCGTACCCGCCGGGTCGTAGTAGAATTTTAGAGCCATTAGAAGCCCTTTGTGTAGGCAATCACATCCCACTTATTGTCTGTGGCGTGATAAATTGCTCCAATGTAATCTGTCTTGTCTTGAGTTGTAGCGGTAAGTGACGTAATATCCGTACCGAAGCGGAAACCTCCTGTGCCTGTAGCAAGTGTTAAAGTTCGATTGGCACCAGAAGCCTTGATTCTCCAAATAGCTTTTTGTCCACTAGCTGCGTTTGTTGGGGCGTCTAATGTTCTATCTCCGCCAATTGTTACGGTGAATACATTACCTAAAGAGGCGTCTGTTGCGATATTTGCGCCATCAGTTAATGCGGTTTCCTTCGTGTATAACGCATTGCCGATTGAGACACCCTTGGTACCCTTACCTGTAATCGTTAGTCCGACGTTTGTCTCACCGCTAGCTGTTAGTGTTGGGTTGTTCCCTGTCGCGGCATTGGCAAGAGTCACGTCATTTACGGCTGATGTTACGGTATCTAGGATCAATAATTCGTTTCCATTGGCATCTGCTATGAATCCAAGATCCGCAAATTTGGGCGCGGTCAATGTTTTATTGCTTAATGTTTCTGTTCCAGCTAGAGTAGCGAAATCTCCGTCCGTCAAAGCTGTATTAAATTGTGCTGTCGTACCTGTGATAGTGTTGCTACCCAAGCTGATTGTCTTATTCGTTAATGTCTCAGTACCGGCAAGCGTTGCAAAGTCACCGTCTGACAGAGCCGTATTGAATTGGGCTGTCGTACCAGATAGTGTGTTACTAGAAAGATTTATTGTTTTATTCGTTAGAGTCTGAGTAGCGGTTTCTCTCACAACGGAGGAATCAACTGCTACGGAATCAGCGGCCACACTTATACCATCTCCAGCACCAACATCAAGTGTGTTACCTGTCTTTGTTAGACCGGCACCCGCTGTAATCTGCCCTGCCCCGCTGAATTGTACAAAAGTTAACGCTGTTGTCCCAAGAACGATCGGGTCATTGGTAATCAGTACCCATCCACTATCGGAATGGACGGTACCTTCTGAGACAAAGATAAACATACCCGTTGTCACTTCAGCATCTGTATCAGCGTCCGCCGAACGTGACCAGGCTCCAGCAGCCACTACGTAAATCCCATTCTCTTCTCCGGCTGTTTGGTTCTTTACCAGAACTCTGTTACCAGTAACTGCTGAGACTCCGTCGATTGTTTGTTCGCCGGACAATGTGATATTGGTCGTAGTAGCAACGCGAGCAGAATCCTTGACATCAAGACCTTGCTTGATAGCATCTACATAGCTCTTGTTAGCCGCGTCGTTGTCTGCCGTAGGTGTTGCCAGATTTATGATTTTGTTGCTATCCGCGTCTAAGTCAGATCCGAGAGCAGCATCCGTGAAGGTGTCTCCGTCTTGGTAGGCAAATACGTTGTCCACGCCAGTCTTACGATAGTGCAATCGACTGTCAGCCGAAGACAAGAAAAAGGATTGGTCCTCTACAACGGCGAAAGCCAGTTCGGTATCAAATCTTATATATTCACCTATGGTTAACTTTTCAAGAGCATGGACGGCATTATTCTCGATCTGGAACGGAATTACGCTCGTAGTAAAACCCCCACCGACAGCCGTGTTCCATTCAAAATCAAGATTACTACCGACCAATTGCATTCGGACTAATCCATTAGGGAGAGCCGATTCCGTATCTCTCAGAGTCAGAGTAGGTTCAGCACCCTGTAACAACACTTCGTCCGAAGCCTTAGGAGATAGACTTCCGTCCGTATTGGTCTGCCATTTGCTAGGAGGAGACGATAATATAGCCATTAGCTTACCTCTTCAATAACTCCTTTTATTTAGTTTCTTCTGATTTAGTGAAAGGTTTGAGGAATTCATTCAACAGGATCCTAGCGCCCTCGATCCTAGACATCTGAACATTTAATTCGTTGATCTGCCTAAGAAGTGCTTCCCGCCTGGCTCGCCCGTTTTCAAGCTCCTTGTCCAATTGCTCGGCTCGATCCCTGTAAGACTGCTCCAATTCACTCATTGTAGTTCCTCCCATTTTATTCCTCTACGCCAAAACTCTCCGTATTAACTAATGCTCCACAAATGCTGCAAAAAGTTGATCTCGTAACAGTTACTTGCCCCGCCGTGGTGCTGACATTAGAGTAGGTTCTCCACTCATGAGAGAAGGTTTTCCTCTCCTGTTTGCAATCTGGGCATTGTGATTTTTGTTCTTCAGCCATGAATATGTCCCTATGATCCCGCCAATTTGTATGATTGTTCGAATAGTTCACGCCCTATCTTCCAATATTTTCCGTCAATCTCTACCAGGTAATCTCCAGCCTCGCCACGAGCTAGTACCCCAAAGTGATGTACAGCGAATACTCGATCCATCTGTTTAGCTCTGAAACGAACTTCTAGGTAGGCGATTCCCTGGTACTCTTTGGCACCCGACATGGGGTCGCTACAATTACAAGGGCTTTTCATCAAATTCTTTATGGTCTTTCCGTCCAGTTCGTCAGATCCTGCCCGATTGTCTCAATGCCTTCAAGTAGGAAATGTGAGGCAACGGCAATTACGGCCAAAATACAAGCCGCAATCACAAACGGAATCATTACGAGTGACGCTACCAAATGCTTCCAAGTCATCATTATCCTCGATTCTTGTAATCCGTCTGAAAGAAACCTGGACCCTTGAAAACAAAGCCGCCTATTTTGGATATGATCAGCTTAAGTTTGCCCCCACAGAAAGGTGGTAGGGTTTGATGAGTTCGCTTCTTTGCCAGCGTGTCCGCTGAATGCCTGATCTCTTGAATTTTTCCGCATTTCTGGCATTCATACTCATATATGGGTGGCATTATCGATAAACCTGCATGCAAATAGTTTTGGTTTGAGCCTTAGTGTCCGTCGCCATATCTCTAACGGAGGTAGCAACCTGCTCGCATGCTTCCAATGACTTAAAATATTCTATCTTGATAGGGATGTATCCGTATCCCGATTTAATTTGCACCATTACTAACAGCGCCCACCAAATCATCTCAGAAGCAGCGCCGCTAAAATGCACGCTCCTTGAGTAGCCCCCATGGATGCTTCCACGACATGCCATACCATCCAATTATACCTCAGGGAAAGCCAATACAGGGACATGAAAGTCCCTGCCACTACGATCGGCCATACCCAGCTTTGGTTAATTAGCACGAAAGGAAGTCCTAGGAATATACCAACCATAGCCCGTTCTGGCCATCTCTTTTTCTCCCCGTAACCCATCGATAGAGACATAGCCATTGTAGTAGCTACCCCACCCGCAATAATTAAAGGAAGGCCGTTTCCGGCCAAGAGGAGACCTACTACCCCAGGCCAAACCAATCTCCTCCACTTCTTATTTAACGGAAGAAGACCGCCCCGATGGGTACACTCGTCGCCACACCCACCCAAGTACCATAGCACCGCGCCAACGGGAACCACTAACAGATTGAGTGTCATCCTACCTTCTCAATCGTATACGCATCTAGGTCTGGCCGGTAAGTTTCTAATACTTTCCATTTACCGGTCTTAGTCTCGAAAACCTCGTCTTTAACAAGCTTTCTACCCAATCGCTGCTCTAAAACTTCCCATGGCACTACTTGTACTTGGCCTGACATTCGATTTTACTCCGAGTCAGTCTTTGCTTCAGATAATTCCATGCTCAACGCGGCCAGCAACTCTTCCGCTATTCCGCGAAGCTCATCCACAATTCGATGGTAATATTCAGATACTTCCGGATCTGCTGTGTTACGTTCTGCAGCCGCCTTCATTTCACCGGCCAGGCTGACGACTCTCTCTAGAGAGCATACTAGATCTTGAAAAGGAGTTGGACCGTAATGAGCGTCAGCAATATCTCCATCCTTCTTAACTTTATCTTCAGGATCTTCTTCATCCGTGAGATTAGCCATGCCTGCAGCCTTTTTCACGGGAATTTCTGTCGTCATATCTTCATGCTTAACGCTCTCGGCTGGACCCGTGTGAGCCTTAACCAACAGATGTGCCCATTCCACGGTCTGCATTCCACCTTGCCATTTCACCATTGCACGGCCTGAAGAGTCGATGCTAACTACCTGCCCCTTCAGAATGTGTTGACCGGTCTTAGCGAAATTCTTCGATACCAGATCTCCAACATTAACCGGATCTGCTGACACAAACTTCGCTGCTGGCTCTGCAGTCACCGGCAATCTCAACGGCGCGTTAGTAGGCTGCTTGATTCCCACCTGGATCTTGTCTGAGAGAGCCTGTTCCTCGGTTGTGGTAGTCTTGAGTTTGTTGTCCACATCGGGCAACTTCTCCCCGTTCTTCAGAGATTCGTCCGGGTGCGCCATCGGGTCATCGTCTTCTGGCTTCAGACCGACCTGCCTCGGAAAGTTATACTCACGAGTCGCCTCGGCATCTACGCCCTTGCGAAAATCTGTACCGGTGATAACTCTCAGAGTCTTTTGTACTGTTTTCTTGCTGTTCATCATTTGATCAAATAGCTTACGGGCGTAATTCTCTTCCTCTGTCGTGAGAGGGATCGATTGCGCTCGCTTACTCAAAATTGTTTTAGTCATACGTTCATCTACTTCAAATGACATCTTATTTTCACCTCGCTTTATTCTGTTTCTTTTGTAGATGTCCCTCTTGCTTACTAGTATTTAAATAAGCAATGACACTGTTTAATTCCGTGATAATAGCGGACAATTCTTTGTCTTCTTCAGGAGTTAAAGGTTTATCCGAAGGAAATCGGTTGACTCTGGTTATGAGGTCACGCAAAATTGTAGTAGTATGAGAAATGCCCTTAGCCATCTCCATAGACTTATCGGAGTAACGACCTCGTTCTTCGTCATCTGGGCCATAGTCATCCTTTAGATCCGCCGAATACGGCTCGTGACGACGGGCGTCAGATTCTGCCTCAAATGCTATGTTCTCGGCTTCATCCCGCTCAATATCGTGACGCTGTTGTTCCTTAGCCCCTTCTGGCACCTCTCTGGCTGCTATACGAGCTTTCCACGCCTCTTTTAGGTTCAAACCCTCAACACTAGGCTCTTGACCTACCTGACCACCGGCCAGCCAGCTTTTATAGTCGCTCTGGTATCTCTCTAAGTCAGCGTCCTTGCCTTCAGCACTACCACTTTCTTCCTCAGATCTATGCTTCAATTCGGCCTCAAGCGCTCGGACCTTTTCCTGATTCGGGGCAATTCGGAATTGCCCATAGTTATTCCTTGGAAGCAGCTTTCTTAAGTTCTTCGGTCTTAGCCCTAATCACATCGGCCTGGGATTTGGTAACGATCATCTTGGGCTTGATCTTCTTATCCAACATCTTGTTCAATTGTTCGTTTTTGTCATTATCAAGATTGAGCAAATTCATAATGTTTTCCTTTCAAACCGGCTCTATTCCACCAATGCTAGCTCCGGGACCTTTTCCGGAAGAATCGCCGGATATTGAGGTCGCCTGTCGTGTGCCTTTTAGTCCAGTAATAATGGGAGACACGTTTTCAACCATATTGCTATTGGGGTTAATGTAATCCTTTTCCTCGATAAAGGGCTTTACGTTTTTGGGGTCGCGGATAGGAGGGCTAGCAACAGCCATGTCTTCCCTAACTAGATCATCTTTTCTAAGCTTAGCTCCCATGTTGCGGAGGTCATCGATCGACTTTCTATTCATGTGTTTAAATGCCTCTACCTGAGCAAGACGCTTCTTTGCCTCGGCCTCGCTGCCATAGGTGCCCATGGGCTTACCGTCTTCAGAGTAGACTGTCCACTTGCTGCCCTCATGACGGATGTATTTGGTAATATCGCCAGAATCAGTGATCTTCTTTCGATGAGCACCTTTCCATCCGTCGAATTGGTCATTAATCTGTTTCATTTCGGCTGAACGGTATATGCGAGTATCTAGGGTGTCTAAGTCAACCTCCATCTCTTCTGCGATGGTACGAGCGTCTTTGTCAGTTTCCAGACCTTCCTCGCGCATAATTCTACCGGCTTCGAATAACGCCTCGGAAGTCTCTGGATATCCGTGATCTTCCATTTTACGACCAAGATTCATAACCGCATCTTTAGCAGCTACCCCTCGATTATGTAGAAGTTGAGAAAAGCCACCATTTAAAACCTGCCCCCAGGTGTCTGCGTTACGCTCATCTAAAGTGCGGTGTAATTGACCCCGCATACTCGTAGCCTCACCTGACGTGGATTCCCCACCCGTCTCACCCCCACCGGATGTGAATTTGCCGTCGGCTCCGCGCGGGTGCTTAGATTCGTCAAATTCCTTAAATTCCTTGGATATATCGCCAGATATGGTAGATTTCTCCTTTTCACCACGCAGCTTATCTTCCTCTCTATTAAAATCAACATTGGCTAGTAAGATGGGATTGTTACTATCCCAATTACCTATCTCCTTGATGGCTGCTCTAGCTGATGCTTCGTAATCGATTTCTCCATCGGGGTCTTTGATTAAATCTTTTCCAGCATCATGCAGAACACTCTCTGTAAAGTCAATATCCCCGTCCCTCACAGCTTGCATGGCATCATCAAGGGCTTTTACCCGTTCGGCTGCACTAGGCTCTTTCCCCTTTCCTTCTTGTCCACCGCCGCCCCCTCCACTTGTGAATCTTCCTGACTCATCTCTAGGATGTTGGCTCTCATCGAATTCGGCCTTGGATAGTTTTGCCAGGTTACCCATATTGAAGATAAGCGCCCGGAGATGGTCTAATGACTTAAGCATATTGGGGTCGTTAAGATTGCTCATTTCTGCGTCTGCTTCCTTGAGAATCTTCGCGATTTCCGATTATCGGGACGGCTAGTTTTCTCTCCGCGCCATTGCTCGGAAGATCGTATATTCTCTTTCACTTTAACGGCACGAGATCTCCAATGTCCGTACTTCCTCATCAATTTGCTAACGTAGTCTATTAAACATTTATCCGAGCACAAGTGGCTCGGTCCATCGATAGAGTCCGCCGGATGCCCATATGGGAAATATGCTTGAATAGGAGATCCCGCTACTTCTTTAAGACAATGATCACAAACATGTCCGTCTAATTCATTGGGATTAACGGCCTTTTTTATCATCCTCAAATTTTCCCCCGCTGACTTATTGCCCATTTTTCTTGTGCTGTCAATACGGCACTGTCAGTAATCGTAAGAACCATTTCCATCGTAGTAGGGATGCCATATCCAGCGGATACACGAAAGCAGGATACCACTACATTTATACTATCAGAGTATCCTGATTGGATCAACGCTTCTGCCAAGTTCTGCTCTAACGATTTTGCATTCATGTCTCATCCAAATCTGCTTCAGTAATGTTTATAATTCCTATTGGTACATCATTCACAAAAACTACGGCAGAGAAGTCAGACAACATTTCTAGATGAGCACGAACTCGTAAAGTAGTCTTAACCATGGTCTCCATAGTCTTCCCAAAATGAGTTAAGAGTGATGCAATCTTCGCACAATGTCTTAACCCAATGCTTGCCACGAAGTTTAACGTCTTGTGTGGATCCACAATTCTCGCAGATTCGGGCAGACATACTCTGAGCTAAACGAATCATACCTTCCTGCACACTAAGCTGATCTCCTATGGCTCGATTAGCAAGTTGGTCTTGCCATTCTACATGGATCGGAGCGATATAGAATCGCAGAGTTCCGAACTTTTCTTTTACACAGGTGGCAACCGCCTGAGGATATTGGTTATGGTCTATATCCCATTGAAGTGAAGCGCAAAGTTGGTCGATCAACCAGTACCAACCATCATCACATTGGAAACCCCAACACATATTGGTTTCCATTTCTCCGAGATTTCGTTGAGCAAAAATCTTTGGGTATTCTTCAACCAATTGCCTATCGAGTTGACCATTCATCGGATTCACCTCGTGGTTCACTTTCACGAACTTCGCCGGAGCCACCACAAAATGGACATTCAACCATATCTGTCTCATACTCTTCAGGTCTAAAGCTCAATAGGTCGCGGCCAACTTCGGTTTTGCTCCAGTCATCATTTACACGCAACCGAAATCCAATTCCAAGTATAATGATTTCAAGCTCGAATCCAGGTAACACGATGTCTCTCATTACGTGAAACTGAACGAAGTTAAAGTCGATCCAGTTCCATCTGCCTAACATTTGCTCCCACTGACAGATTGAGTGCAGAAGCCAGTTTCCCTTACCAAGTTTTCCTTCCATCTCGATAAAGCCGGATTGGTCTTCGTTTTTATAGCCAAATTTTACGTCCATTCTTTTCTTATCCTCTGATAGTACCAGATAATTAATAGTGCGGGTTATCTCCCGCTTTCCTCCGCAAGAGGCAGCTGATTTGTGCTCCTATTGCTTGCGGCTAGGAGGCTTTTGTCAGCTCTTTGATTTGCCGGTATTCACCGGCTATTAAATATTCATGTGTTGCAGAGTCATCAAGCGTTTGAACGGTTAACGCTGAACCACCCACCACAGGGGCACCATTAATCTCCAATCCTTGGGCATTTAGAGTGCCAGTTACTTCTACATTACCGGGCAAAGTGGAGCTTATCCCTGTTTTAGCTATATCTTTTCAGATCGAGCAATATGAAACTCGATGCTATTGGTTAGTGGGGATTTTACCCCGATTCCATTATGCCGTTTAGGCACCCTAGTCACGGTTAACCAATCGCTTATAGGTTCAGAGTCTCAAAGCCAGCAATTTGACAATCTAGCGTCGGCACTATTTTAAGGGGTATCCCACCGATATTCTACTCACATTAAGTGAGGCACTAAGCGCATTGTCAAAGCCTCTCGCTACTGTTTCTATCAATTCTATTAATCAATTATCACACGATCCACCAAGACAATCAAAAAGATTGTGTTCGGGAATATTCTTATGTGCATTCATTCTATCTGTTGCATTCTTAGTCTTACACGCATCTGTCGGAGTAGCTAAACATTCAAACAAGTTTTCATGTTCACACAAAATATTCATTTCCGTTCTCCTAATACTATTCCTCTAATGCACTTATCTATAGCTAAACCCGATTTTCTCTAAAGTTTTGCCTTCATCATTACAGATATAAGCAAAGGTATTGAAGATGAAAACGTGCGGCAAATGTTGACCATCCTCTGGATTCTTGCAGTATGCCCGCACCACTTGAAATTTATCTTTGTCTTTACCTGACGTTAAAACCAATGCCGCTCCGATGTCACGAACAGTTTGTTCTGGACAATCAACTGTCTTTCCAAAATCAACCTCTGAAAGATCGTCGAACATATACCATTGCTTTTCTGCGTCATCCCAAATCTTTAGAATCATTTTTATCTCCCTATTTGTTTACCTGTCTAGGTCTTTCGACCGCCCACCAGATCGAGCGGGAATCCCCACTCCGTTTGGCCGTACCATTTCAGGGCGAGCACTCGCGGCCTACACCATGAGGTTGGAGATGTAGGACGTTGCTCTGGTACTGTTCCTAACTCACTCTGTCAGCATTAGTAGACTTCAAGGAAGTCATCCCTGGAATACCATTACCGGCTGACTAGCCGCTCTCAGTCACCAGCCTACTACTTATGAGTTCAGACAGATAATTCTTATTACGCTGCGCGGGTCACGAGCTTCCACACTGGAGAAGCCTTCGTGCCAGCATTAATATAAAGATTTCCTGCTGTTCGGTCGATATATTGAGAACCGATTTCAGCGAAAGTAGCGCCGCTACCCGCAACACCATCTGTTGGAGCACCTGCGCCATTAAGGATGCACACCTCGCCGGACATGCGGATGTCGGCCTTCAGAATTGCCAACGCGTTGTATCCATCGTGCGCCGCGCCATGCAAGTCCACACCGAAGTCGAAACCAGAACCTACCGTGCTGTTGTTAGACATCGCCTTGAAAGCAGCATTCGCCTTGGTCACACCTGAATCACCATCGATCACCGCAACCACCGCGCCATCAGCGTCAGTCACCGTGTCCATGATAATCGCTAGAACCGCACCAACCGGGTAGGTCGAAGGATTCACACCTGTGACACTAAGAGCACCGATAACGCCTGCAATATAATTAGCGTCCTTTGTCAGGTCTTCTCCGAGGATGTTCCCCATAGCTGCCGCAAGGAAAGAAGGATCACTACCATCCGCGCTACCAGCATCTGCACCGAGCGTTAGATCCGGAGCTACCGGCTGAAATGAATTTACGGCCTCATAGATCGGGAGGCCATTTAATACGCGACGAACGACGAGCCTGTCCGTGCGGAGTTCTGTACCACGTTCAACTGGAAGGGCCATTTATTGTCTATTCTCCTTTTATCTAATGTTTTCGTCTTTATAGACTGCTTGAATACTCACGAAGCTTGCGCCCCCAGCGAGTGAGCAATTTTGAAAGTCGATTAAATCTTTCGAAGAGCTTCCATTTAACGTCTTCTCCTCGCTTCAATATTTTTGCTTTCTCCCCAACTCATTGACGCCCAAATTTTCTATTCGAACACCGGCTTTAGTTAATATTTCTACGTGTTGCAGCCACATCTGACTTTCTGGATAAATCTTGCGTACTTTCGGAACAAATTTTTTCTTTTTGTATTCATTCTTAGGAGGTCTATCAAGATCATCTTCCTTAACAAAAGTTGGTCGATGGGGTCGAGCGGGTCCTGACTTAAATGGGGCTCTCTTCTGATCCATCCATTACCTCTCGCGTTGGCTCACATTGGCAGGTAGAGCAATGTTTGAGATTAGGAGGCGGTCCACATATGAATGGCACTTCCTCTTCTATCCGCACTAGTGTACCGTTACAAATCCAAACCCCATCTGAGTCTCTAAAGTTTTCTTGCGATGCTCTAGCTCCCAAAGGAATGGGGCGCAGACATCTCATTCCAGCTACAATCCCGCATTCATAGTCACATACATTGCACCTGACTCGGTATGGGATAAAACTCATCACTTACCCTCCAAGGTTTACCAGCAGGATTATCCAATCTAATATCCGGTCCAATTCCTCACGCTCACGCCTCAATTGCATAAAATCTTTCCCTTGTTTACAATCTCGAATTGAGGATTAACATTTGAATGCGTTAGGGGTTTGATATTCTCTACATCCATTTGTTCATAGGATGGAAGGAAACCCCAAGGTAAATCCGCGTACTTCACAGTCCTAACATCAAAAATTAGTGTCACCGCATCTGCAATAGAACCCTCACTAAATGAGGCAAACCGTACTTGGCAATAAAAATCACTACCATTAAAAAACTGAATAATCTTATCCTCTTCAAGTTTTACGATATTAGCAAGCGATAATTTCGAACTGATAAGAATCAAGCGCGGCACAGCTACACGAACTTGGGATTGCTCAACCTTCATTTTCGCGAGATATGCAGCATTCATTCGCCCAACTGCTCCCTGAGCCACTTATCCTCGGTACTCTCCGGTTTAGCCTTATCGCCCTGCTTCCACTCTTCGCCCTCGCCCAGAAGGTCCTTAGCGAATTTACTCGCTTCTTGATTTGCGCGGTTGACAGCCTCCGTTAGGGCCTTAGTCACCAGGAGGATTGTCAGACCGATCCCCGCTACCAGGCCCAAAGAGAAGCAGGCCGCCACTAAGAGCAGAAGATCATTTAGATTCAGTTGCATTTTGTTTTCGTAGAATAACCAGGACCTCATGCGCTTCCAGGACCTGGTATTTGTTCCCCTCTACTTCAAGCTCGACAACCAGTCCATGAATCGCCACGCCTGATAAACGATCCCGTATCCAATCTTCTCAATGACGTAGACCCAATCCCGGCGGTAGCTCAACGCGAATGTCAACCAAATCCCGTAATGTTCATAATCAGTATCACATTGGTCAACCACCCGGCTCAGAGGAATAACCACTCTCGGACTTCGGGCCGGGTTCTTCCTGACCGTGATCAGAACCTCGGTAGTGGGGATTCTCGCCAACCGCTCCGTGACTTCAACCCTTAGCACCCTGGGGAGTCCTCGGAATCTGGCTTTTATATCCTTAATCCCCTCCGATGTCAAAGTGACATCAGGTTTTGCATTACGATCCACGCGCACAAGCGGAATTGTTTCTAGATATTCGTAATTCCGTTCGCTCATCCACGTCAGAAATTCCTCGCCGTCCTGATACCGGGTCTTTATAATCTCCCTCTTCGGTAGCATCCTTACTCCTTGTTCTTAATGCGCGTTGTCGGCCCCTTCCAGCAGTACTAGGGCTACTCTCATTCTATAATCCTCCACTTTCCCTACCGAGTGCTACCCTATTCTTTGGTTTCTATCCGAATCGTAGGACCCTTGAAAAATTCTGTCTGCTGTTCCTGCCCGCAATCATCACAATGATCTATCTGTACTTCAATCCCTGAGGCATATACACGGATAGTCGTGTTAATAGAGCCTCTTATTGCGTTGCATCGCTCGCAATAAAAGCCTCTGGATGAAATAGAATAGGTTCTTACACATTTATCTTGACCCATGGTAATATGCTAACTGCCTATACTCCCACTCGGATTAGGTCTTTCTCCACGTCTCACTAATTTCTGGCTTTCAAATCTAGCTGGGTTAGCTTGAGCCGGATGGGGCATCTTAGCTTCTTCCCGTTTACTAGGGAGTATTCCAAACCCAAACAAAGATTTCCCCCTGTCCATTGCCTGGGCTACGGCTCCACACACCGCATCAGTGACATCCTTACTACCCCTATTTATCTTGTCTTCCTTCAGATACCTAGCTGAAGACAATTCTGGATGGTCTATCTTACCGTTTGGTAATTGGATCAATTCTTCGGCTTCCCGGACAAATATCGAATGAAGATAGGTTTCAAATATCCCTTCATATATTACATTCTTTAAGGTAGTGTAGGGGACCGAAGTTCTATCTACCGAAAATTCCTCGGCGTTAACCCCGGCCTTCTTTAGCTGTTGGATACTATCGACAGATTGCCAGCCATCGTATGTCACCCGAAAGATAGGAAATTTTTCCACCCTTCTCAACCTCTCGATGAAAGCCCTGATCTCCTCAAACATAATCTCGCCCGCACTAGGAGCTTTGATCTGAAGAATGAGATCTACTACTGCGCCAACTTTAGCTATCCCCTGTTGCGATCTAAGGGTTTCAATTGATTGGTTGGAGTCTTTGGCTAGAGCTAGTAGAAAATCATCCGGCAAGGAGACAGTCATCCCCCGTTTGTAATGAGCCATCGCAAAACCTGCAGCGTCTCCGCCTACCTGGCCTTTAGCCAAGTCGATATGGACAAAATACTCGGTTTGCGGTTCTGGCTTAAAGAAATCTTTGAATGCGAGATCACGCAAGTTGAAGGCGGTCACCCTTTCCCCAATTATGGGGTTTTGACGGTTAGAGGTATTAATTACCTGACTAATTCTCGTCTTATATCGGAAAAATCCGCCTTCTTGCGTCGTGCCCTTACACTCAAAGATTCGTTGTGACCCTTCAGGGTCTAAAATGTAATCCTCAGCAAACTCTTCTTTATTTCTTTTAAGGTTAACTTCCCAAGTAGCAAAGGGTCCGCTCCTAAATGTTGTTGGTTCAGTCTCAGCCTGAGCGAAACGAGTCATCATAAAATCGTTATCGCTCCTCTTATAGGAGATTAGAAGCAATTTCCCATATTTAGGGAAACGAGATCTAATGGTAGTCCTCAAGGCCGTATACAGGCTAGCGGCTCTCTGCACTAAGAACCCGCCGACCTCATCGAATATCACAAAAAAGAGATTTAACCCCTCGCCCGTGTACTCCTCGCTATCTAAGGAGTGAGCAATGATATTCTTAGGAAATTCCACTTGGCGCTTCTGAATTGCCTTAGTGAGATCAATACCTTTTTCCTTGAACCAATTCACTCCGGTCTTCGGGTTTATTGTATTCCTCAAAATAATAGTAAAATATGCGAAGAAGACCCCCTGAGCTAGTTTGGCATTAATACAGACATTGCCAACTTCAATTTTATCCTCTAGACCTGGGGGAGGTGGCTCTCCGCCCGCGCTCAAGTAAGATACCGGATCGCGCATACACAGCAACTTGTAGCAAACGTATGCTAGTATCTTTGCTGATGATCGATCTTTTCCGGATCCCTTACCCCAAAGAGCTTGCCCCTCTTTAAATTCTGTAGCCCATTCGGAAGGCTCAGCCCCAATCATCTTAGTACCAAATTCCTGTTGGATGGGAAATAACGGTTCTTTAACCCAACTGTTGCAAAATTCCTCTAGACTTACTGGTACTTCTTCCCAGACCGAATCCTGAGAGGAGGATACCGGAGTCAATTCTGATTTGTGCTTATCATAAAAGCTACCCATATAGTAGAGAGTCACTAAATTGTTCAGTCTCAAATTCTACGGTCACATGTGAGGCGTAAGGATACAGGCGAGATATACGCAACTCCATAGCCCACGATGCTCTCTTGAAAGACCGAGCACAGACTATCGTATAAAATTTAAGCAACCTGCTTGGGGCATCCGGCTGTTCAACGGTGACTTCTACTCGCGCTTTAAAGCGTCTGCGCTGTTGGGAACGCATATGACGTGCTTCTAAAATAACTTTGCCACATTTACAAACAGTTCCCTCTTTATAGCGCACGAAACATATATCCTCAATAAAGAGTTTAAATAGGTGGCCGACCCTTGTCCCGACTCCGGCGGTGGAGTCGCAATGTTTCGCCTCGTAATACTCTTTCAAACGATCAACTAGACTGAGCATTTCTGCCCTCCCGAATTGTTCAGAGACTAAAGAACGCTATCAACCCACGCTCTCAGTCTCGCGATGTCTTCCGGCAAGATCTTCCACAGAAGATGCAACGCTAAAAAGATGCCCCCTGCTACCACCAATCCCGCCAGAGCGTAAGCCTTCCATCGCTCATCTAAAGGCAACTCCCTGCTCCACTTCCAAAACCATTGGCTCAGAGTTAAATCAGTAACGATTTTGCAAAGCCCCTCCATCCCGCCCAACAGGAATGCCAAACTGCCCCAGAACGCCGTCCACCAAGGGGAAACCTGATAGAATGCAAAAATGTACAATGCTACAACAATTGTCGCCACAACCGCATCCATTATCCACAATTCTCCAGATTTGGCATTTTCCGTAAATTACCTATAGTCCTATTTATCTGCTTCTTGGAAAGTGTCTGTGGACTAAACGTCCTCCAAATTACCTTCACCGGATAAACACCTCGATCCAGTATACTTCTCGCCCGTACCTTGCTCCTCATTTCTTTTGAACCTCGGCTATTTCGTCGAGCATCTTCAGAAATGCTACCTTCAACGCCGCCCGTGTAGTTTCATCCTTGCATTCCGTGTCTAAAATCCCTTTAACCTTTTCCCAGATCGATTCCGGATTAAGTATTACCCTATTTTTATATTCTATCTCTACCTTCTTCCAGATCAACCCTGCCTTAGTATCCGTCAGCCGACGAATTGTCTCGGCCTCCCCCACGGGATTAGTAGTCCTGAGTATCTCTATCAGAGCAGTTAGTTGTAGGATCTCCCTATCTAGACTTAACGTATTGCTTGGATCTTTCCCTAATTCCTCGATCCTACTTTCTAACTCCTTCACCATTAACCACTTAAGGTCATCAGGTGACATTTGACTTCGCCTATAGACGTCTCTGATGTAAGGCAAGTCGTGGCGCTCACACCTTTTCCCCTCCAAGCGTCCTGGACTATTACAATAGGCATTTACCCCGTTTAATCTCTCCCTGGCATTACATTTCCCATCTGCCGGTTCTTTGGGAGGTAGGGGACCTGTCTGATTTTCCTCTGAGTCACTCATAAGTAGACGCCCGTCGTAGTATCCATAGACACAAAAATCCTCACCTTCATGACTAGTTGCTACTACCCCCCTGGACAGACTCTTTAGCCAGCTTTGCCATTTCCTCCCGGACCAATCTCTCTAAATTCTTCCTGCCAGTCCGAAGATACTTGTCAACCATAGTCCTACCTATTTTCTGGTTACTCTGCCCTACTACCTCAGCAGCAATTCTTACCTGGGTTTGCTGTTCGGGCCATTCAATCCCATAGTACCTCTTGATAATATCTCTCTGAATAACTGGCAACCTCCCCAGGGCACGTTTAAGCGCCTCAATATACAAAAGCACCTTTGGGCTAAGAGGCATTTTCATGTAGTCCTCAGGAATCCCCTGATACTGAGCTAATAGCTCCAGCGCCCCTGTATCTCCGGCCAGCCGTTCTAGCTTCGGGGAGTTTCCCGAACCCCCCACCTCTTGATCCAAGAATTTAGACCACGCCTCCTGCAGTTGTTCAGGTGGCAGATCGTCACTCGGTCTGTTTAATTTTTCTTTCATTTCTGGCTCCAAAAACACAAAAAGAGCAGGGATTTGTTCCCTGCTCTCATCACACTAGATGTCGAGCAAATCTTTAATTGATTAAGCAATCAACGCCTGTATCAAAGTTAATCTATCTTCTTTCGTGAATTTGGTGTAGTCTAGGTTATAACCTAGCCGAAACCCGCCATCTTGGGTGCGCACCACTCTAATGACGCGACAACAGGGACGACTGCCAGCTTTGCTGTCTTCAACAACACCGTCCAGGACAATAGCCGATTTTAAAACAGGTTTACTGAAATGAATCATCGACTGCTCCTTGTTAAATTTCCATCATCTCCGTTTGGCCGAACTTCGCCATCCATTCCAACAAATACTGAATGGGATGACCAATAAAGACCAGGTAAGCCAAATCATCTACCGGAGAGCAATTTAGTACAACATCATTCTCATCTGTAGTTACAACGAGCTTAAATCTTTGGTTAGAAACCCAAAATCTAGTCATCTTGATTCCCTGTTTTTGATAAATCGCTTAGTACGCATACCGTCAAGCTTGCCATCTACAATAACAAATTCAAGAGTCGCGAAATCCTCAGCATTAACTTCTCTTTCATGCTTATGGATAAAAACAACTAATTGAGCAGAAATTGAAGCCAAACTCTTATTTGAATGTTCGCTCATTCGTCCCAATCAAACTCCCATTCCCTTTTATTTCCCGTAGGAGCAAACCCGGCTGGAGTGATCTTCTTAGCAGCGACACTCTGAATGTTATCTAGAAAATGAGAAGCCTTTAATGTAACTTTTCTTAACTCATCTATACATCCTTCATCAATAGCCGCAATCATAGCTGTGTTCACTAATTCCTTAAGGTGAGCACCACTCATCCCATCAGTACGCTTCGATAAATCCTTAAGGAACCTTTCTCGCTCTTGTTCGGCCTTACCTATAAATTGTAATGTTTTGGTATACAATTCAAGCATCCTGAAACGACAATCTTCGTCCGGCAATGGAAAATCAATTAAACGATCAAATCTACCCGGCCGATTTCTTAAAGCTCCTTCCACCTCATCGGGACGATTGGTAGTCGCCACGACTACCACAAATTCATTTCCAACAATCCCATCTAATTGATTCATTAATTCACCGAGCACTCCGCCATCTTCTTTCTCTCGGTGTCCGCCAAAAAGATCAATGTCCTCTAGAAATAAAATTGAGGGAGCTAAATCACGAGACAACTCGCAGATTCTTCGCATAGATTTCGGGGTATCAACATCTCCTGGTGCCACCCACAAGAAAGTCACATCCTTAGTGGTGCTGCATAAAATCTTACCCACCAATGTCTTACCTAGACCTGGAGCACCTTTTAGAATTAATCCCCTCTTAAAAGACATGCCGTTTGCCTTATAAATATTTAAACTACCAAACAGTAAGTTAATATTGCGTTGCAAATCCCTCTTTAATAAATCCGGTAAAATAACAGAATCCCAGTTATATTCTTTTTCCAGTTTCACATGAGTAAGATCCGGCCTTAGTTTTTTGCCCTTATATACATTCTCCTCTTTCGCATATTCTCCAAGCTCTCGTAGGAAGGTAGTAGCATATAATTCATGTTCTTTACTGGAATAAACTTTTATCTTCCATAAAGAACCCATCGGAGAAAAGCCTACAATAAGATTTACCTTCTCGGATGTCTTGCATATTAAAGAATACCCGTCCTCCGGGGCCTGTACCATCTCACCGGGATTGATTTCTATATTTTGGTATTCAAATATATCTGGATTTCCATATTCGTTTAAGGCACTTTGATCAACCACCTCAAATCCTTTTAAGGCGAGAAATTTATAAAAGACAGCACAATAGATTCGGAACTCATATAAGCTAAACTTCTCTGCTACCATAAAGGAATTTTGTACAGATACGCCAAGATGCTTAGTTATGATAGCAGATTTTAGAGAGTCTTCCCACCTAACTTCTCTCAATAACCTCTTTAATTCAAAGGCATCAAAATCTGTCACCTTCTTACCTCCCATATGGGTCATCCTTTAGTCCCTCTTTTGATCTGCGAGGCCAAATGAAGGCTTATTAGCACTAATACCGTTGCGGCAGCGGCAACTCCCACCATCCCAATCCCCACGGATATCCCAATTCCAGCAACAGTCCACAAACTTGCAGCCGTTGTCAGACCCCTGATTGCCCTGCGACTCTGGATAATTGTTCCAGCGCCCAGAAACCCGATCCCGCTTATTACTTGAGCGGACAACCTACCTGCATCGGTACCTGGAAATAGCGCACAGAGGTGCAAATCTACCAACGAGATAAGACAGGCACCGGTACCGACTAATATATGAGTTCTTAGACCAGCCGCTTTTCTGACAACTTCTCTCTCATAACCAATGAAAGCTGACAGGAGGGATGCTATCACAAGCAGGATACAGTCACTCTCATCCACTCGCATTGAGGTCATGAGTTCATTCATCTCCTTGATCCTCTAATTCGTCCAGAGCTTCCCCAATTACTGACCGCTCGTCGTACTCGTCACAAGGTTTCTTAGACTGCACTACCTTTTCTGCCGGATTGCGAGTCCAACTTTTTCTAATCTTAATTCGCTCTCTTTTGTCCTTCATTCTTCTTTCCTGGATCCCCGAACCGCTTCAACAGATCCACGACGTGTTGTTTCTCAGTAGTGCTAAGCGCCTTCTTCCTCTCGAATAGCTGATATAACATTTTCGAGACAGCGGCAAGACTAAGACATAAAATACCTGGTCGCCCTGCTGCTATAACGACATATCCAGCATTTCCTTCTAGCTTCGTGATTTGCACTTCAAGGATTTGTTCTTGAGCCATTTTCCTAATCCTCCCATATACCAATTACACGCAAAATGTCTGATGCCTCTGACACCGGAATCGCCAGATTAATGCCAATATTAGCACCCGTAGAGGTGATCATAGAATTACAAATCCCTATCAATTCTCCCTCCATATTAACAATAGCTCCTCCGCTAGAACCGGGATTCACCATAACATCAACCTGAAGCATACTGGGGGTGCGCGGACGTCCAATCCCCATTAAAGTGGCACCGATTTCAATGGCTCGCTCGATAGCTAAATCTCGGCTAATCTTTCGCTCCTCAATTCCAGACGCCATAGGTTCGAAAACCGTCCGATTTACCCCGCTCACCACTCCGCGAGAAACGGTTGCTGCTCCGCCTCCCAATGAATCATGGGCTGGAAATCCAAAAGCCATAATTTCTTGTCCCGGCGCAATCTCTTTATGGTTGATTTTGATGCTGTTCAGAGCAACAAACGATTTAGAGGCAACCTGCCCCTTAGTCACATCAATTGATATCTCTTCTAAAATGGGGACAAATTTCACAATGGCTAAATCCCTGTGAGCATCAGCTATAAAATAACTAGCTCTAAACATGTCTCCGTGATGAGTCTTTATGTAGACATGGGCAACATCGTCAACCGCATGCTTAACAGTAAGAACATACCCACGATTGCTGACCAGAACGCCAGAAGCTATCGTCTTGACACTTGAATCCCCCGACATTGAAACACCTATCTGTACCATCGTTGGTAGCACTTTGTCCGCCACTTCTTGACTGCGTAAATCGCCAATCGAACGGTGATTCAATAATGCAACTAAGGTAAAGGACAGATTCAACATTACACTAAATATAATGATCCCGATTCTATCAACTCTCTTCATATTTGATACTCCCTAGGTGAACGATTTTTTCCAAATCCCACGACCTGACAGAAAAATGGAGATTCTCGGAGTATTCGCTCATAAGTAACATGCGAATATTTCCAATTAAGTCCTGATTCGAGTCGATATCCAACCATCGACGGCCATTGAGATCGTACATCCCAATTTGACCTCTAAAAATATCAAAATAAACTGCGAATGCATGCCCCCCTCCCGAATCAGGTCCCGTCGTGATGTAATACACTGGCGCATTTGGGTAGTGAGCGTGCAATAAATAAGTGGTCATCCGAGCAAAATCGTCACAATCTCCTGACATCGTAGCGAAACTGATTATCGGGAGATTGGGTACATCCCATAGCTTAACATCTTCTCGATACTTCCATTCCATCCATGATAACGTAATCATGTTATTAAATTCTCCTGTCCTGATAAGCTCTTCGAACATACGGTTGGTCATCATGGAGGGTTTGGGAGGAAGTACATCGTTTATGTTCATTTGAGCTTGCGTGATATATTCGTAAACAACAAAACTAGAGAAAGAATTATATTGAAGTGCCAATATAACCGCCATGTTGACCACAACGCTGGTTATAAAAGCAGTTATAACAACGCTTAGTCGAACTGTAGACATTTGCATAGGATCTCACCGGGAAAGGTTACGAGGGCGACGCTTACGAGCCGCACGGCGGACTGCCGCATCAGTTGTCCGCCCTCTACTTTTTGCGACCCATACCATTGTCATCGACCCCAATCCCGAACCAAACGCGTAGGCCACAATAATCCACAGAGAACCTGAATCCGCTAAAATTCTCTGGACAGCGGAGAACCAAGCCCCTGCCCATATTAAGACATACACGGTGCCACTCACACCGACCTGTAATGTTTTTCCATGAGCGGCGGCTCGAATATGCCACGAATTTATCATATTCTCTACGAATCCGGCAGAAAAGAGCAAGAAACTGATAAATAAAAGGCTCATATTTTACGCGCCCCATATGTCTTATCTAGGAACTCTAACAATTCCGTCCATGAGGTAAATATCTTTCCATGCCTTCTGATGACGCGATGCAACCAGTAGCTCCATTCCTTAACCGGAGCGTATGTCACAATGTACACTGGAATCTTTACAGCCATAACTGCTTCCCAGATTTCGCATATAGTCCCTGCTGACTGTTTCTTGGGGTCATAGTAACCAACAAGCATATTCGCTTCATGAACCAGTCGAACATCTCGATCAATAAGCAGGTCCACTAAATGATCAAATCTGTCATAGTCTCCCTTGTCGCGGCAACCATCAATCGTGTCTTTTACAGAATCCGGGTCTCCTAACTCTGCCGCTTCGTAAATTGTGGGGTCAAGAGCGACAATCCCCAATTTTTCCAAAAGAGGTGTAATCGTGCGTCGCCAAGTCACTCCTCCATCATCAGAGGCTTGAATTGAGCCGCAAAGGTAGGCTTTCAATGCTGGTAATTCAAGAGGCATTTTGATTCACCACCTTTATCCATGTCTGTCTACTGACTATGTACAATCCACAGACATACAATCCTAGGTCGCCCTCAGTGAGTGGTGGCGGCAATTCATCCTAAACCGGCACAACGTACAGACCAACTGTTATTGTATCTAAAACTTGCGACATCAATCAAATATCTCCCCGTTCAAATCTCGTGCCTCATCTTCATAGGGGCGAACACGCCTAGCGTAATATTCCGATGTGATGCAACACATTAAACCATTAAACTCATATTTCAGTTCCGGGAGCGCTTGCACTTCTTTCCATATCGTTGACAGAACTCCCATAGCGTTGTTGTAATCACTGTATCTAGATTGTTCCTTGGCATACAACGCATTGATTATACGACAAACAACATAATTTAACGTCCCGGCCCGTTTTTCTAATAACACCTTATTGGCCTGGACAGTCTGAATGAGAAGCATCAACTTTTTATCCACCAAATGGCGCTTTTCCTCATCTGACGGCGGGATCTCCGCATTCACGTCAATCCCGTAGAAAGTTTGGAGTATCTTTCTAACGATATGATAAGCTGTATCGTCCCTCGTTCCCATGAGTAACATATTCCAAGATACCCACTCGATCAAATCATTGAGCGGTTTTTCCAACCACGCTCTATGAGAGTTGTAAATATATGGCATGTTTATGACTCCTCACCCGCATGATCACGGCCGTGGTTACATGTCAGGCTGTCAAAGATCAACTCTCCGTCCATGCCTAGATAATCTCCACATGGCACCGCCCTGCCGTCGTTAGAAGGTACCAAGGCTAAAACATCTCCAGATTCATACAACCCCCACCCAAGGATAGGGATGAATTGCAATTCCGCATCCTCTTGATCCTTAATACGGTAAGTGGCAACCCAACCTGTTGTATCCGAAATAATCTGACGAAGTGTCATCGGTATACCTCCCCTTATTTAACCTCGTCTGAAAACCTGCTGGATTATCTGCTTCTGTCTATTATTTTTCCTCTTGGCTCTAAGGGCATCCCACAGATATGGTGCATACACCAGCGTTTCGGTCTGACCCTTAGAATTTTCCCTTTGAAACCGGACCATGCCATATCCGACAGATATACCAAGCTCGTTTGTGTGGGACTCTTGTGCAATCAAGACGAGGTTTTTCATAGAGTTATTTTCCCCGACCGAACAGACGGCAACAACATTTTACCCGCATAACCCTTGTGATCACAGCAATCATACATCATATACCGAGTAGTACCTTTGCACCGTTCGCGTGTTGGCTCGATATTATCACTACCACAGTAGATACACACCACATCATCTGCGTTGATAAAAGTGTTCATATTTAATCGAGGCTTGATGTGCGGCTGCAGCTTGTTCCAAAGAGCGCGGGTGTCCTCCACGTCCTTTCGGTTATATTTTAACATTTTTGCGAAACTTCTCTTACTGCGCTTTTCTACAATGTCAATCCAATCCTGAAACTCCATCTTCACCTTACCGCCTTGACCCATAGTCTTCGAAATATAATCTAGACTATAAGAAGGAAAGATAAAGTATCGGCGCAACTGCTTTTCCAAATCATCCGTGTAGTCCGTCCACTCTGGGAGAGGTGGAAGATCGTGTATAACTCTTTGTGCATTGATATGTTTCACATCAAATCGATCCGAGTTCTTACCAATCGCAATATCTGCCCGTTTTACAATTTTATCAAATGCGCTAATTACTCGCCCTGTATCTTGAGCTTCATAGCCCCAATCAATGGTTTGAGCGGGTTTCCAATCATTGAAAGCGTAACTTATGCAAATGATTCGAGTCTGATTACCGCTGTCTGCTAACTGATGGTGTCGAACGACTTGCTCTCCCAACACCCAGATATAAGCTAATAGAGGCGCTGTCTCTATATCGAAAAATATCACAGAAGGCTTTCTACCTTGCATCGGCTAACACCCCCTTTTGTGCGGCTCGGAGCCGCTCCTCGCTCCCTTATTTAAATTATACCACATCTTCATAGTGCTGTAAACCATTAACCAATAGAAACTACGGATTCTCGGTCACGTTTTTCGACTCGCAGTTCAGTCCCTATGCGGTCCTTAATGTCAATGTGGGTTATGACAATGATCCGTTCGAAGAATAACTTCAAATTTGTCATGAGTGCGACAAATTGGTCCTTTCCCTCCTCATCTAAGCACCCCATGCCCTCATCAATGATCATAGTAGATATATTGTACCCTGTGCGCCTAGACAGGACTTTAGACAATGCTACCCTAAGAGCAAGATCAATTCTAAATTTCTCCCCTCCCGACAAATTCTCGTACAACCGAACGACATTGCCATGAAGCACTACTATATCAAGAGCGTCGCCAATACCACCCGTTTTTAGTTGCTTCTGTGTTCTAATCTGCACCTTCATATTTCCCGCAGCTAGAGTCTCCAATGCTGAATTTGCAGACAATTCCAATTCCGGCATTACGTTATCGATTATCATCGAAGGAATGCCGTGCTGATCGAAGGCTTTCTCTAGAATCTCATATCGAGATATTAAGCCCGCTAACCTGTGCGCTTCATCTCGCGCTATCTGCATTTTTTGTAGACTCTCTGAGCGCCTCGCCTCGTCCGCAACGCGACAAGCTTCTGTAATACGCACGTTTTCTAAATCCGCTTTTAGTTTGTCTATTCGGTCTTGTGTCAAAATTCTAAACTCATCGCACGAGTTTCTATCCACAATCAAGCCCTTTACAGAGGATTGCAAACCGTGAATCTCTTTATCTGTTTTAGATTTCTCGGATTCGTATTTCTCTATTTTATTTTCATAGGTATGAATAACTTGCCCTAAACGTTCACCGGACAGTTCAGAAAAACACACCGGACATTTGCCACCGCCTATCAAAACACCTTTCTGTCGGACATTCGTAATGGCATCCGTCAACTGACGAGAATACAAAACCAATTCTGATAATCGAACATTCTTTGCCATCAAATCATCAGCAATTGCGCCAATTTTTTGATCATTTTCCGACATCTTATCTACAAGCACCCCCAACTCCGTCTGTATATCTTCCTTCCATTGCTCAAATGTCTCCGATTGAAACTTGCCTAACGTATCTTTACTCTCATAAACTTCAAGAGCAGAAATTTCTGCACGTACCTTGATCATCTTTCCGGATAATTCTACTAAGATCTTCCTAGTTCGTGATAAATAGACATTATAGACTTCCAATCTCATAATTTGACTCAGGATTTGCTTTGCCGACTTAGGAGATAGAGCACTAAAACTATCGGATTTGCCCTGCTCCACACAAGCCGTATTTGTAAAGACATCACAAGTCATACCCAAAAGCCTATCAATCTTCTCTTGGGTTTCAGCTATAACAGCCCCGCTCTCATCCTGCCATTCTGACTTATACATACGCGACAGGTGCAGTTCACTTTTGGAATTTCGAACTCTCTTCCTCATGACCTTATAATCAATATTTCCAATAGCAAATCCGATCTCCACCTCACAAGCGCCCTGCCCTTCCGTTATCAATTCATCCCCACTCCCCCGCGCCTTCCCAAACAAACCCCATGTGATTGAGTCTTTGAATAGGCTAGATTTGCCCGATCCATTTTTCCCAACGACAATAATAGGATTATGTCCTCTGAGGTTAACAGTCGTGTTCCTGTGTGATAGAAAATTAGCAAGCCTAATTCCCACTATATTCATTTAACCTCTCGATAATCAAATACTTTGGCAAGGTAAGTATCGCCGCTACCGTTTACGCAACAAGCTGGAATACCAGGACCTTCAAATTTGCGGTGCATGATTTGCCAAAAATCGAAATACAAGCCAGCACGATCATATATCATCTGTACAAATTCGTCACATCTAACCCTTTTATTCATTCGTACTCTGGGCAGACCGAAGACTTCACAAATAACCCCTAACCAATCAAACCGTACATCTTTGGGATATTCCGTCAAGCTTGCTTTCAACCACGACCTACAAAGGGCTGTTAATTGACGAGGACGTAAGATGACTACTCTCTTCCCAAGGTACTTATTAACCGATTGTTCTATTGGCTCCCCCCTGAATCGAAATTCAATAACTTCCCCTTCGCCTTTATACAACACCATATGGTCCCAATAAATGCCCAACAAATATTTGATGGGCGCTCTCCACCATGTAGTGCTTCTTACCAATATAACATCGCCGGATATCAAACGCATTTATATTTGGGAATGAGTAATTGTCAGTCTCTTGCTTCCGCGATCCAAACTTCTAGCAATAGCCTTCAACTCAGTAAATAGCATACTACACAATTTGTCCATCCCGGCCTGGTTTTCGGGTTTATTCGGGTCTTCTACCAACACTTGAATTGAGACTTTAAATTCTCTCACCATTGACTCGGCCATAGATCCTCCTCCACCCCTATTTAACCTGCACTAATTTCCTGACCCAATTTTTCGATTTCTAATCTCTCTTCATCTGAGAGATCCAATATCTTTAAATATTCTCTGACAGCTTGACCTGGAGAGATTGACTCGTTCACCACACCATTCTGAGGTCTTCCCAATCTCTCAATTCGGTATTCAACCGTTAACTCTTTAGCGTCGGGGAAGTTCTGCCGCACTTTATCTTCGTCTATCTTCTTCACCGATTCTTCATCCCCACTAATCACTATCTTTACTATAGCCCCGCGAGTCGATTCAGTTACTGCGTCAAAGACAATTCCGCGATCTCGTAGAGCGCAGTTCACTTGTATCATAGGTCTACTCACTAAACCAATGCTTTTCCACCCTCGGTTGTCGAAAATTACAACTCTTTTGATATCCTCCCTTTCCCCGAAATTCTCACGCTCAATGCTACCCAAATACATAACCGGTGGATCTTCTTTAATCAATTGTGGCTTATGAACGTCTCCTAGCATATAGCCCCTACATCCGGGGTAGCGCGTTATTAATTGTTCTGCACTCATAGCATCAGAGATTTGAAAATCTTCAGGACCGATCTTGGCTTCTCTCAACAACATATGTCCTAGAAAGAATCCCTTAAACACTGTTGGACTATCCAACACAACAACATCCTTTATATTTAACTGCTCAAATTCTGAAAACGAATGACTGCCGTCTGGAAAAATGTCATGGTTTCCCTTCAAAATGACCACTTCCATGGAATGCTGAGTCAAATAATACACCCATTCTTGAAATACTCGCCTTTCCTTTGGATGGGGACGGCGACTAGTGTAGATATCTCCCAAAACTACCACCGCATCTACCTGCTCCCGTAGAGCAATCTCTCGTATTTGATGGAGAGCTAAAACAAAATCATCAAATCGACGGTTGATATTTAAGTGGAGATCCGAACAAAATAGGTACTTTGTCCGGCCAACACCTGCGATCGCATCATTCATCTGGTTTATTTCCTGAAGCTTCATCTATCTTTTTATCTATTTCGATCTTCTTTTGGGCTTCATCTACTATCTTATTTAAATCTTCATCAGTCACGCTAGTTCTAGATTCCAAATACAATTTCAGATAATCGATGACGCGCCTACGCAAGGCAATATCAGTCTCATTATTTTTCCTTAGAAACCCAATCAATTCCACAATCTCATCGAGCGCGTCCCCTTCACTGTTGTAAAACTCCTCACTTTTACCTCCTATAAAACATTCGTAGAAGGAGGATTCACTTATTTGAGCCTTCAATAAGTCTACTATAGGTCTAACCACTCCAGACTTCATGATCAATCGGGGTCGCGGTGATTTTTGTGAATCTCTTTCTGGGAACGCAGCGGCTTTGTTATAGTCAACCCTGACCATATCGGTGATGAAATATCCCGGAACATTATTGATCCGTAACAATACCATAACCTCTGAAACCTCAAGCAACGATGTGAATATCTCGGCTGTCAATTCAGTGGTAATCACCAAAGATGGAAGTTTCAGAGATTTATCCTTTTTCTTTTTAGAAACATTGGTTGAAGGTAAATCTGTCGTGTCCCAATCCTCGCCCTCCCATGACATTTGACCTGTGCTCGAATTGCGATCAAGCTCTATCTCAAGCAAATCAACCTGATATTTCTTACTTCCCACTACTAACAACAGCGGGCTAACCACCTTGAATTTGGCTGCGGTTTCGGTAGGGCGTCTGTATCTTAACAGGCTCACTAATTCCTCCGAGCTTAGGTCAAGGGCGTGTTGCACCTCCTTGTCAGTCAGCGCTATTTTCATGTCTTCTCAAATGTTTGTGTAATTTTTAGCGTCCGACGAGATAGATCCCTTATCAACTCTTCCATTTGTTGTACTATGTCCTTCATAGATTCCAATTCAGCTTCAAGCTCAGCTATCTCCTTCTCTAGCCTCTCACGCTCCGATTGGCTTGTTGTCTCCTTAAGCTTCTTCTTCAGGCGCTCAAGTTCTTTAGCATGAGACTCGTAACGTTCTATGAGTCTATTGTAAAAAGACTCTAGATTTTTCTGGGTATCGCGCTGCTCTTCAGAGTCTACATTTTTAGTGTTCTGAATACGTATAACTTCCTCACGCACTATTTGAAATTGCTGACGCATGCGAGCGGTGCAAGGCATCGGTGATTACTCCTATTTGCGCCCCAGATTCATGAAACCTGAGTTCTTTTTGCCAGGGTTCAACATCTTTGATAGAGTTATAGCACTCCCTTTGATCGAATCGCTCAACTCTATCTGGCCGATAGCTTCACGCAGCATCGCTCGAACTTGCCAGGGCTTAGTGACATTTGAGTTTGGCTGTATATCAATTTGGCCAGTCTCAGGATCAAGGATAACACCCAGAATCCACGCCCGCTTCTGAATACCTTCTTGTTGCTGCTGCTCCGTTGATTTCTGTGCTTCCACTTCTGCTGCCTTCTGTTCTGCAAGAGCATCCGACATATTATTCTCCCTCCCTCTCTTCACATTCACAACAATCGCTGCACCTGGACTCAGTTCCACACAAGTCCGCTATAGATTCCACCACTCTACAACAATAATGACAACAATAGTCGCTCATCCCTTCTTATCTCTAGTATGTTTAGCGTTATACCGCCACACAATCCAACTAACTTGCAGTTTTATTATCCACAATGGGAGATTCATTTCTTTTCTCTTGGGGTTCTACCAATTTAACCGATCCACCATTATCCATCAATATTTTACGTTCCGGCTCGATCTTAACGCCTTTTCCTAGTGCCCTCTCAAAATTGTTCAAGGCCGCAACAATCATTCGCGCCCCGCCAGCAATCTGGTTAACTCCAGTACCAGATACCCTCCCGGGAATTTCCAGCGTTAGCGAATAGGTGGCACCTCGCTTTTCATATGCATACTCCTCTAATGTCCCCTCGCGGCCACTGTTTACTACTCCCTGTCGGCACAATTCCCGATAAACTGTCTTCGTGTTTCTCACTTCGAAGTAGCTGCCCGTATCATTGAGAATTAATCGCGCTAGCGAATCAAGACCGGGCAATTTGCGCTCATAAATATAAGCTTTGGTTTCGTCCTTATCTCCATGGATATCAATAAACAAGGATATCTTAGTAGGCATGCTCTTGAATATCAAACCTAGCTCTGCCGTATCTCGCTCCCCAACTTTCCAATTACTTCCTTTCTTATCTCCAGTCAATCTAGACGTATGCGCCCAACCCCACGGATTGGCCGCTGGCACCACAAATAAATTCCACAGATCCTTGTCTAAGTCGCTCAATGCATGAATTAAACAGTCTATAGACCAATATTCATCTCCATGTTGCCCCGCCACTAAGAAAGCTGTATACTTCGCCTTCTTACTATTAGATCTCAGCAACGGAAAAGCAAAGCCTTCTTCGCCATAGACCAGATGTTTGAGAAACTTAACTTCTAGATCGGCTTTAACTGCTTCTTCTATGATGGTGGTCAATAGCTTATCATAATCTTTAATTCGAGGTCGCATCTGAGTCATTCCACCATTTCTCCAATCCTAGCAAACCAACTCCTTCCTCCAATGACAATGACAAATACTGGCTCCCTACCACCTTTAATTGCGTTCTCTCGCAATTTCTCTAAATCTTCTAACTTGACAACGATGCTCTTTTTATCTGTTGATTTCACTTGATACAAATAATTTAAATCTTTAATATCCTCGCGAATGCCTGGGAATGCGCCAGACCCTGGTTGGACTCGCGCCCCTAAACCTTTGGCTAGCTGTTTTTCTATACCCCTCCCACGGACCTGAGGAGTTTTGCCTTTTAGCCATCTAGGTATCGACATGATTAACCCTCTAGGGAGTAATTCCTAAAGTCATGAGATCTCGACCGACTTTTCTTTTTAGAAATCGTCGACTCCCCATTTAGTCCCCTAGAAAACTCATAATAGCGTTCAATTCTCTTAATCAACTCCCCATCCTCTATATAATAAAAGTCGAACGGTAAAACATTGATAAGCAATTGAGCCAAGCGCATATTGTGGTTTCTAACCCAGACATCCTGAAGGCGTTTCATGATTTTAGGGATCCGACTCAACTTCTTCATCTAAAATTCTCCTTCAGCGACCTGCAAGCACGTTAGACCTTGCTCGCGCCACATGTCAACTACTTTCGAACGATCATCTAACACGAAGAGCACGTTGAATTTTCCCTTAATATAGGTCTCGTAAATCTCCTTCTTAACAATCGTATCGTCTCTCTTATCGGTTGCCCTCCGCATATAGATTCCATTGTGAGGGATACCGTGAGTAATCAACCATTCCCTTGTATGTTCTTTGTATATATCATCTCTTCCAGATACGATTATCACATGCACCGATGGTCTGCCATCCAGTCGATTATTCGATAGATGAAATTCTCGAACTATCTCTGCTACAGAGTGATTCACCAAATCCTCTTTACATTTCTCTACGTCATAAGGACTCCGCCCATTCATTAAGGCTAAAGTCCCATCCATATCACAAATAATCGCGTCCGGAACATTCATAATACGCTCAGAGAGAACAGGCGGTCCCTTCCGCAGGAATTGCCTGTACATCTGTCGAATCACCTTAGCTCCAACCCCATTAGCCCTCATGGAGTCCCTTTTAATGCACTCATCCACCGAAGTAGAAAACTCTTTAATTTCCACCTCTACTTCTTCCAAACCCATTTCAGGGTCAGCTTGCGCAAGTTGTCTCATCCGAGCCTCGTGCTTCAGATGCAAATTTGTGTCATCCACAATCACACTATATCCTGCAGCCAAACACTTAATTACTAACTCGTCTCTAATTTTTAAGATAAATTTCTCGTTTTCTGTGCTCCACTCCCCGGCATCTAACATGGCTCTAAGTTCATCTTTATTGATTCTCTTGTAAACACCAGGATTATCCTTGATCAATTGTCGAGCATAGGAAGTCTTTCCAGAGGCTGGAAGACCTTTAAGGAGCAGGATTTTTGACATCATCGTCCTCGTAGCGCAGATTGAAAGTATGCATTGAGCAATCGAGAAGTGGCCTTGGCAATAGCCTTCCTGACGTCGTTATTCCACACTATCTCTCCAGCGGCTTCTCGCTTTACATCTTCAATCATCTCTGAAATGATCTCTCCGGTTTGTTTGACTTGTGGATTCTCTCTCTTCCCTAAGATATGATGAAGTCTCATAAGTGTAACCCATTCATCAGCAATGGCGTTGGCGTTCTCCAATATTTGTAACTTCTCCGGAGATAAGACTGGTCGTGGCTTTGCAGTCTCCTTAAAGGCATCAGCTTTATGCTTAGCGATGACACGTTTATCACCATTTGTCAACATTTCTTCGAGAGGTCTTATGATAATCCCCTCTCGTATCTTCGAATCTGAGATCCCATTCCTCCGCGCTTGAATCGAAGGATAATCTCTCTCAGCATCCAGGCACTCCACGGTAGCTGGCACCTTTTCATAAGCTACAAACTCTAGCCCTAAACTTTCAACCAATCGATGAGCGTTCGGTACATTTAGCCACCAATCTCCAATTTTAACATCGAAGGCTATAAATCTCAATTCCTTGCCATATGTAGCGCTCATCCCCTGCTGCTTGCCGCCATAGGCTTCTCCATAAATCGTCAGTTTATGCTTAACTCCCAATAGGTTGAACTTTGGCACTAACTCTGCCTCATTGAATAGCGCCAAGAACCGCTCTCGGTTCTCCCCGCCATTGAAGTAATGCACGTCAACTCTACTTGAGATCGCTTCTGGCTTACCAAACTCGAACGTGGTAACTGTTTCAAAGCTGATGTGGGCTGAGGTTCCATGGATTTTCTCCAATGCGTATACCTCTTGAAATAATAATACTCTCTGATCTTTGTAGAGATTATCAATATGCAAATAGCCCATCTTAGCTCCCCATAGCAACGATGTTAAATCCCAATATCATGCGACATCTTCATTTGTTACACGGAAGGGCTTGCTAGCTTTCGGTCTAACTCTCTTCCATATTGCTTGAGAATAATCCTGATCGTCCAACATCTGGAATAAAATATCGGCGTACCTCGTCCGTACGAATGCCTCCGCAATCTCTTTTCGATTAACTTTCTTGTCCAAATTTTTGTACCTTGCTCTAAGAAGAGTTAATAGTCCACCATAAAGATGGAGACACTCTTCCTCAATGAGAGAATACTGATTCCGAAGTCCAGCATCAACGACCTTTACCCACTGATAAAATTCGTCCGGGACTCTGTTCAGCAACTCTTCTAGACTTTCTCCCTCCTTGAGCATTTCCCAAATCGTCTTGCTATTTACCCCGAATACCAGGCGATGTAGCCGCCTATATTCTTCCCCCTTAACCTTGATTCTGAAACCATTTGGCCACTTAACTACGAAACCTTCTCGGTCGTTTGGCACAGTTTCCCTAAGATTTGATAAATCTGAGATTGCCTCAAGATGTGGGCGCACCATTGGAACGAAAGAAGGACAGTTTTCTAACAACGACAATTCTTCGCCTGTTTTAGTTTCGATAACAGCTAACATAAAGAGGTCATCAATGCTTCCATAATTCACGACGATTTGATTGTCCGGAAACACAATTTCAAATAAGTATGTAAACGCTGGATTGAATTGAACGAATTTGTATTTGTCGTGTAAAACCTTAGTAGCATGGAGAGCTTGCTCCGACACAAAACTGCCCCTAGTCGCAATGAACGGCTTTCCCCCTACGAAGTATAAAATACCAAGACTACCATCTATCTTTTCATAAACTTCAAACTTTCCGCCAGGCAGAGCACCTTGATGCTCCTCCAAATTAAAGAATTTCTGAAATGGACGCGCTACGATATTAAAATTCAAATCCGTTATTAATCCCCGACATGCTACTGTTTCCGGCGTCCACATTCGTTCAAACTGAGTTCGATTGGTGTAGTTCCAAATAAGCAGAGGAAATGTTGGATGCTTCTGACACCCGATGTACCCCTGCTGCTGGAGAGTCAAAACTTTTTGGAAATCAATTTCCATAACCATCTTTCATTAATGAGTCCACCCGTAGACATTCTCGCGGCTCCTGTGTCGTTATGGCTCGACCGCCTCATACCGCTGCAACTCAGTCATGGGTCAGTCATTAGCCAAAGGAGGGATAAGGGTCACAATCATGTTACGCCTTTGGGTGTCTTCATCAATCGCCACCTTGCAATAGTCAAACTCGCCCCAATCGTGTCCGCTAACCGCGACAACACGCACACGCCGAACTTGACCATAATGGACCTTACAGGAACCATCGCAGACGGGCTTAGTCATTTTTACGTCCACTCATCTCAAAGTAGAAAGTTTTGTTCCACAATAAAAACAATATTCTAAAACAAGCGCTCCAAATTTATAAAAATCTTCCCCCAGTAGTCATCAGTTTTCTTATTTCGAGTATAATTTCTCCAACGATGCCCCTTCGAGTCTTTACATCCAGGCTCTGGCGTTATTGCCGGTCTAAAATCGTCGCTGCAATTGCCCATCTACGTAGGGCCTCCTTAGCCGCCAATTTCTGTTATTTTCAGGTCAAACACTTCCGTAAATGTCACTTCAAATGCATCTGCTATGACTTTTCTAGCCATTGTTACAGCGTCTCGATGTGATTCTATACCACTTAATTCAAAACTAAGAGAGCCTCCCGGCCGAATCAAACCTTTACCACCTTGGTAAATATCGCTTACGCTACCCACACAACGATATACACTCATTTATTTCTCCTTGGTTAATTTTATTCCATCCATTGTCCAGGTGCCGGTTTACTCATAATCTCTTTCACTCGATCTTCACCATGTTTCAAGCAGTAATAACCTTCTATTGCATATCCTGTAGAACTACCTAACTGAATCTTACCTACAGAATTTTTAGAACAATTTTCACATCTTGGCCAAAGATAAAATATGGGAGCATGTCCATGATGTAATGTTTTGTTGCCTGGGTAGGTGAAATCAGACATTTTTACGTCCACTCATCTCAAAGGTGATATTTCCACAAATTCTAGTAGATTTTATATTATAAAAGTTTACGTTTGTCTTTGGCTCTTTGCGACTGATTAATTCTGGTAAAGGAGGTCTTTCAAGAGCATGGTCAATATGGACATCTACTGTAACACTACCAGGCTTTATCCTAACCTTTAATGCTTTAAAATAATCAGATTCCAAAACGACATTTTCTATCGCTCTAGTTAATTTTAGTAGCTTTGTTTTAATTCGTTTAGGTGTCGCTTCTATCATCGCCTGTAACTCCCTATTCTATGTCCGAAATTTCTTTTAAATAGTACGCCTCATCAGGCAACACTAACCATTCGGAGTTTAATACGTATGTGTTGAGAGTAGAACCATCAACAAACTTAACCAAAACCCTATGATAGCCCATGCCCGATTCTGGCAAATCGAGTAACTTATTAGTCAAATGCTCTGGCAACTTAATTCTCATGTTTAGCTTCCTCCGTTTCTGATATATTAGCGAAATGTTCGGCTATTACTTTTTCTTTTACCATTTCTCCGTCCCTTTGTCACGTTCGTATGGTCCTCGGATAGGCTGAAATTGCGAAGGATAATGGCTTCCTAAATTACTCAGGTTTCTTTTCCATGCTGGCCATCTAGCCACTTTCCTGGCTGCTTCGGCGACCCTTCCCCAAAAAGCATCTTCCGACTTTTCCGGTTGGGTTTTACTTTTCATTTAACTCCCATCACCTTTTGCCAATATGGAACATAGGGTTTCTTGCTGTCCTTGGCTCGAATTTCTTCTAACTCTGCTTCTGTCGGAAAAATGCGACATTCGTCAATAATATCCGCCCATAATTCCTTGATACTGTCAGCACGAAACATTGTGCGACGACCCGCACTCTGATGGATAGTAACAAGAAACGCTACCGTTTTGTGAGAAGTAATATCGTCATCTATGGTTCGTTCCACTAAGCGACTAATATCTATTCTATAATCACGCCACACTTTATTCTTGAGACGTTTCATCTATGCCCTCCTCAGAGTCCGACCTTTTCGAGAATTTGTGCTGCTTTAAGATAATCTTTCCACGCTGCTCTACCTATCCCGCTATCCCGCTTGTCGCCTACAAACTCACTAGCTTCCTCTATAGCATCTACTTGTATATCCGATAAACTAGGAGTAGGTTTCGAATTTATATATCTAAATGCGTACTCAAACATTCCTTCTCGCATATAATTAATAGCCTGTAATTTCTTTCCAGTCTCAGCATTATAGTAACCTGGACGAAGATCACTAACGTTAAATGATCTGGCTTTCAGAGTTCTATCCATAACTGCTCCCGCCATACAAACATGACAAACGCCGCCGAACAATTTAAACCATCGAGACATATCTAATTTATAATTTTCGAGCTTCTCGACCTTTCTGCAATCGCTTACAGCAAGTCTAAGAAGTTCAGATAATTTGTTAGGCAATAACGGTTGTTTCATTTATTCTCCCATCAATTCGTGGTTTTCGTACAAATTACCAAGAATTTTGATTTCTCCGAGAAAGTCCGTTCTATGGTATCCCTTAGTTGTCCAAATACCCCACTCCAAGTTACCGAGCGTTTGGTCGTCATTCCAAATGACTTCGCCTATAACCCGTTCTCCCCCAATACCTGTATTATCAAATGAGACAATATCACTTCTCAGCCAGCCCAATGCGGCGGTGACTCAGTTCAATATATGCGGGTTGGAGTTCTAGTCCCACGAAGAAACGACCGAGTTTCACCGCGACGGCTCCGGTAGTTCCAGAGCCGCAGAATGGGTCGAGGACGGTGCAGGGGATGGTATCATCCTGACAAGAGCAGGTGGGCGACCAGCCCGTTGTCTTGGGAGGATTGGCGATGCGCTTCCTCGGTGCCCCACACGCCGCACAGCAGCCCTTCGTGCTAGTACCAGCCTTGATGCAGGGTTCGACCAGCTTCTCCGGGTAGGTGGCAAAGTGCGCCTCTTTGTAGGGCTGAGTGGTAATCGTCCAGACGGTGCGGAGGTTGCGGCCAGTATTCTTATAAAACTCAGACTGTGGTTTACCCAATGCAGAATGATTTTTACTTCCAGGAGGTGTACTACGAAATCCTGTGATAGGTCGTTTACTTGAATTGATTTTGGCGTTTTTATAATCTTCCCGCACCGCCTCCTGGTCGAAGAAGTAGCGGGGCGACTTGGTCAGCAGGAACAGATATTCGTGCGACTTCGTAGGACGATCCGTGACGCTCTCTGGTATGGGATTCGGCTTCGCCCAGATGATGTCGCTGCGGAGATACCAGCCATCGGCTTGGAGGGCGAGGGCCACGCGCCAGGGGATGCCAACGAGGTCTTTGGGTTTTAGGATAGGGTGATGTCCATCGCTAGGTCGCATGCGACCTGGCCCGCCCACATGAGCAGCTGGAGATGATAATGACTTGCCAGCAGCGACCCTCGCGGCCTGATACTCTGGACTGGAATGACCACTCTGACCCTTACCGCCCCAATACGAGTCACCGAGGTTCAAGAACATCACGCCGTCATCGCGTAGGACGCGCCGGACTTCTCGGAATACATCAACGATGTGCTTAACATACAACTCTGGCGTCGGCTCCGACCCCAATTCACCACGCCAGGCGCTGCAGGAACAAAAACGATCTGTATCAGACTTAAAAGCGCGGCCTGAGTTTCCTGGTTGCTCGCCGCGACTACCATAAACCTTCCCACCTCCTACACCGCCGGAAGCATCGCGTTGTGGAGATTGAGTTCTAATAGACGTTTCTCCCCATCCATGCTCATGTCCCGCTTCCCCACCCCAGACCTGCGGCTCGGTCTTATAGCTCCGCAGTCCCCAATAAGGCGGGGAGGTAACAACACAATGGACGCTGTTGTTAGGCATCGCTTTCAACAAATCTACCGCATGACCTTGTAATATTTCCCACACCATCTTTTCTCCTTTTTATCAAGTGTTGGTTTATATCTATTCATAATTGCTACTCACATATAGAAAGAGTTTCCACTTCACCGTGTCAGGAGTTACCTACAAGTGCCTTTACGAGCATGGTCTTTATGTTGTTGATGGAATACTCCCCAAGTAGAATGCCAGTAAAGTCAATCCCTACTTCGTCCCAAATCTTTTTCTCGATAAGTTGTCGGTCTTCCTCAGTCATCGTAATCTCCTATTGCCACCGATTACGTTTGTATCGGTTCATTTTTTAAACCTCTTTCGTTAATTATCTCAATTGTCTCCCTAAATATCAAAAACCATCTCTTAGCAAACTGCCTCTGCATATTATTTACCTTTTCGACATTCACATCAAACAACAATGCCGCAAATTCTCTATAGATATCGATCATCGTCTGACCTCCAATCTTTGAGAAGGCTTGTCTGCGAGGCATATGTAATGTTCCCCGCTTTTCCCGGCCAGGACGTCCGATTTGTCACTAACCGTTAGCCGCCAGTTAGCCTTTCTTTGTCGGACCTTATATTTAGCGACAACCTTCTCAATCTTACTCTTGCTCCACTAAATCAAAACAACCCGAAAGCGTTCAGCAATCCTCGATCATTCGACTTAGAACGATTCTCAAGCCGCTTCATTGCCTTGCGGTAGCTGGTGCTGCATTCTTCCTTCGTCATGACTTCGGCCTTGCAAGCCTCAATCAAACGAGTGATGTAATTGTCGGTCTTGGCATAGGTACTGGTCTGACTAAAGCCGATGCCTCCAAAGATCGTACCGACGCTGATTGAATCTGTTCCGAGCGCTGCTGGTGCCGCTGAGTGTCCGTAGCTGTAGACCTTAACCTTATCGCCCTCAACGTTGACTCCCTCGTTGTTAGCTGACTGGTTCTGATCTTGGTCTGAGTTCGAGCGAGAACGAGTTGACTGGCTCTGTCCCTGACCTTGAATCTGACCCTGAGATTGACGGTTCGAATTACGATTACGAACGCTGTTACGATTGCTAATGTCATTAACGTTAACGTCAGTTGTGTTCACTGTGTTACGAACGTCATTGTCAACGTTAGAAGAGCCTCCGAATCCCAAACCCGTACCGCCCTGACCGCCTTGTCCACCGAACGCCGTTGCATTTCCACCATTTGACGTGCTGCTAACGTTGCCGACCGAAGCGTTTGAACGATTGTCCGCATTGTTGTTAGCTGTTGCGGTAGCGTTCGAGTCATTCCCGTTATTTGACGCAAAAGCGACGGTGTTAATGAAACACAGGCCACACAAGAGACTGATTGCCCAATTGCGCATTTCGTATTACCTCCCAATTAAGTGCTCTACGTTTGATTGCTGCCCGAATTGCCCTATTTTGTCTGCTTTTTACAGTCTGCACCCCCTTTTATATGGCACTTAAGCTTCTCTAGCGCTTTCTGCAGGAGCCGATGTTCTCGTTCTACAGCGCTACCTGGGGCACCATATCCCAACGTGCTGACAGCGCGATCAAGTAAATCTACCTCTTTCAAGGTAATTCTACACATCTGCCCCCCCACGTGATGGCTACACAACAGAGCCTACCTCCAAAGTATACCACACGAAATATCCCCCTGTCAAGATTTCTTAGACGGCTTCTTGAAACGTGTTCGAGCAAGAATTTGAAGCTCAACTAACCGCTGCGTCCTCGGTCCATCAACAGGCGGAGTGGCACATTTGATAGCCTCGTCAAGTTCCTCTCGACTCATGAGATTAAAGCAACGAATCTTCAATTCTTTTGCCCTAACCTTCATCTCTTTACGAGTCATATCTACCTCCTCTTCTAATGAGTACCTAAAGTATACCACACCGGATATATCTTTGTCAAGATTTCCCTGTAGCAGGTCCCGGTCGCGTGCTCACCACCAACACCTCTTTACGAAGCTTATCCATGACTTTCGGATTGCTCTCTAGAAGCTTGACGAAATTTGCTTTGCCTTGAGCTTTTAGATCTTCATAAGAGAGTACGCTACCACTAACCCTGACCAGATCTCGGAGCATGCCATATCGAACGATCTCTTCATCAGCATCAATCTGGCTCCGTCGAGGTCCAGAAGTATAAAAAACAAACTCTGATTCTTTGTATGGCGGCGCGGTCTTATTCTTTACGATGTTAAAACGTACCACATGGCCCACCTTCTCCTTGCCCGCCGAACCTTTTTCCTCTATCCACTCTCCACGAGCCAACCGAACTCGAACAGAAGCGAAAAATTTCACCGCATTTCCTCCTGGGGTATACTCGGTTGGACCGTAGACGACACCCGGTTTTTCCCTGATTTGATTAAGTAAAATAATCAAACATTGGTTATATTCTCCTTCTGAGTCATAGGCATTCAAGGCAGCTTGAAGCTTCTTGACGGCACCGCCTACCAATTGAGCCGGAGAAGCCATACGGGAAGACTCACCTGCTGATTTTTCTAAGTCTTCTGATGGAACTAGAGCCGCCACGCTATCAAGAACCACCAATCCAACCTCGTTGGTCTTAACCACGGCCTGAAGCATATCAACAGCGTCTTCCCCTTTTTCAGGGCGCATCACTGTCAGCCGCTTGAGATCAACCCCAATTAAAGCTACCCATGCAGGATCAAGAGTACCTTCCACGTCAAGCCAAACGACTGGCTTACCGAGCTTCTGAACCTCTCTAGCTGCATACAAAGCTAGAGAGGATTTTGTGGATCCCTCTTTTCCGAATAGCTCCACTATTCTACCAGCCGGATATCCGCCCCCCATCTCTACGTCCAAGGCAAGGCTTCCGGTTGGGATTCTCTGTATCTCTAAACTCTTTAGGTCTGCCCCGGCTGTAACGGCTGGTCCGTACTTTTTAGCTAGAGCCTCCATTGTTTTCTCAAATTCTGTTCCCATGACTCCCGCCTCTCCTCGACTTACCCTTAAAGGTTTCCCACCCCGCCATGGCTAGTACAATGCCGTCAGCTACATTGTCATCCTCCGCTTCACTCCCATACCGATATCTTACAAAGGATACTACTTCTGGCTTCTTCGCGTTCCCTTTACAGCCTACCATTTTTCGAGCACTGGCTGCAGATATGATTAGAGCTTTTCTCTGATCCGGTGCTCGTTGTAACCAATCCCATAGAATGGCACCCGATAGACGGGCTAGCAATTGTAGAGTCCTAACATTTTTACCCAAATAACAATCTTCTACAACTAGCCGATCTACTTCGTGTCGAGTTAGAAGCTTTGACATCTCACTAGCAATTACCCTTAATATGTCCTGCTCGTCAACGTTGGCTTTTGCTTCCGTCTTATTCTTATACAGAGGAGCCAATTTATCCAAAGGTCGAATAACACCAGTCTTTTCGATTTTACCATTCTCGACTATGCACCAGCCGGTGCTGACGCTACTGGTGTCGGCTCCCAAAATTTTCATTTGGACCCCTGTTCTCTCAACCACCACCCCAATTTTATCAACATCTTTCCAACCACATACATGCCGTGTCTTGCATACGTCAGGGGCGAGAGGCGTAAGGTCCTCTCGCCCCTAGCACTAGCCCCCGTGTTGACGTTACGATAGCTTGTTCGCCACAGCATTGAGAATGCCCGCCGTGACCGGAAGGAGAGCGAAGTCAGGAACAACCGTAAAGACTGCTCCCAGTACCGGAGCTACCGCCGTAGAGATCAGAACCAGCAAAGAAACACTGATAATCTGGTCCGCGACAGTAGCATCGTTGTCAGTCGCCAATAGACCCGCAACCTGCTTCACAATCGCCAACTTACTCACATCCATCATTTCTTCACCTCCTCCTCGATTGATTTTTGCTAAATAACCTTACAATACTTCACTATGTTAAGACATTCCGCGAGAAATTCATCCCGGCTTCGTTTACCTTTAAATTGATTATGTGGCCAATTGTTCTTTAGTCATTCTTATTAAGAGTTGGCCACCTTACATCATCTGTACCTAACTTACGTCGCTCAAATATGATTAACGTCAAGGCGTGCCAAGCCAGGTGCGCTAAGTGATGGCATCCTGTTTCTGGATCAATCGATTCTCCTCCCACCCATCGCCAATAATGCCTTTGGAGAGCATGCGCACTTAAGGACCAATTATATCCAAACCGATAATTAACTGGATTGTATTTTCTAGCTCCAACACCGTAAACCTTCCCCAATTCAAGCATCGCCTCTGGGGGTGCCCACGCAAGCTGCTCGATCTTAGAACCTTTTGCCCCGCCGGTCTTCTCATCAACTACTCTTATTTCTCCGAAATTTTTATCCATGACTCCCCCATTTTACACCGTATCAATCAGATAGGTGCCTCGTCGTCAGCATCAGTCAACGGATTTGGCGTCTCTGCCTCGTCCTCCTTCACTTCCTTCTTGTCAGGAGTCTTACCGTTTAATAGGGCGTCTAGTCGTTCTTTATTCGGCTTAAAATACTCCACCAGATCAACTAAAGCTAACGTCTTTTCTGCTTCCGAAAGAGGCTCCATGTTGGGCGCAATAGTAATGTCATATTCCGTTTGAAGGTCTACCCCTCGCCTAGTAATAGAAAGATCGAACTCGGTTGGAAGCTTCTTCCATTTCTTCATGATTGCCTGAACCTGTCCCATCTGACGGTCCCTGAAGGTCCAAATTTTAACCCTCTTGTCACGCCGATCTAGGACATTAACTGAAATCCCTTTCTGAATCTTATGTCCATCTGCTTTAACCCGCTCGTTGTCCTCCTTGAGAACTGTTACCGGATGACGCTTACCGTTGATAGGGATGTAGGTCACGAACGCAACCAACGGTACATCATTAAGAATCCTGATCTCGGCTTCCTCCCCGTCTTTCAGCTTGAAATATTCTACCTTAGGCAGATCTTCTCCAGATTTAACGCTAGGCTCCCACGCCTTGGCTGCATCAGTAATCGACTGTTGATCGCTCATCTATCATGCCTCCTATCGTTTTCTTCGCCTCGTAACAATCTCTTTGCCGTATTAATGTACTCCATGCACCTCTCCCAACCTGACTCGAAGAACGATTCCAAAGCCCTCGCCCCGTTCGCCTCGGCCTTTCCTTCTCTCTCTGCAGCGGCAGAGACAAACTTATCTCCTGAGGCTACGGTCTGAGTTTTGACATCCATATACTTTGCGTTCTCTAAATTTTCTCTGATCGTTTTCCACATATGATACTTTGCACTAAAATATCCGAATAGCGCCGTCGCTTCAGCTAGGAATTTCTCCACTTCCTCTCTAGCCATAAACCGCTCTGCCAGAGTACCGCGCATTAGCTTTTGGTCCATTTCGTCTAGTCTTTTGCCCTGCTCTACCGCTTCCGCCGGGACTAGATTATTAAATTCTGTTGCCAATTCGCTCAGAGTTTTCATTGTTCTCCTATGGGGGAGGGTGAGAGGCTAACCAACAATGCTATAATTTACTAAATGGTTTCCGCTCACCCTGGGGACGATCCTTAATCCAAGTTGCCTCCATCCCACTTAAAATCGCCTACCTTGCCCCACTCATCGTGGATGACAAAGTAAAGCATACCAACATTCATCCAAGCGTCATACATTGCGTTATGTGAAGAAAGATTCGGCACACGATGTTCCGCATAAGACTTACCTATCGTTTCAGCAGCCTTCCTAGTTTCCTCAAAAGTCAATCCTCTCACAATTGCATCCACAAATATCAAGGCATTCAGGTCTAGGGATCGATATCCAAACATCTTAGCTGATTTAGGTAGATATTTCTTAAGAAATAACATATCAAAAGCAGCTATGTTCTTCCCTAGCGGGATTAACTTCTTATCTGGTCCCTCCTGAGAAAGCCAAGAAGCTAGCTGTTCATCTGCTTCCTCCAGCGTCGGCAGAGTTTTATCGTCGCGGGTGCTAAGGTCGATTTTGTTAATCCTTATTGAGGCAGGATTGACGGTTATTGACTCATGACGAATCTCTACATAAAACTCGGCCATGTTCGATAGTCGGACGCAACCGACTGATAAAATTTGGTGCCGGTCCTTATCGACGCCTGACGTTTCTAGATCAATAGAGATCAAATCAAAATCCCTCGACATAGACCCTCCTTTAAAGGGGAGTATCTGAATCCGCTATGGGGACAAGCTCTGCAGCATCTGCTTGCACAGAGCTAACCATGTCCGGATTGGATAATTCCCTAATTTTCTTGCTTGTAGCAGCACTTCTCTGACCCAAGTGCCTGATCTGTTCTTCTACTGGCATTGGTTTTAGAAGCTCCCCCAGATCAAACGTGGTAACCTGTTCCGGCGTAGTTTTCTCTCCGGCCTTCCCGATTTGATATCTAGTGGAGCTTCGATCTTTACCTGTTCGAACAATCGTTATGTCGTAATATCTCGGATCGCCCGCAACTGTCAACAATCCCACCAACCCATCAGAATGATCTGGTCGCCCCACCAATCCGGCGGAATAAACCATCACCTTAACTTTATTGTCCGCTCGATCAACCACATTGGAATAAAACCTAAGAGTCGGTTGATCGCCCTTTGCACAAAATAGGCAATCGCGACCTGGGCAAATCACAGGCTTCTTGCCTATCGCTCCGAAATGAACATTACGACAAGTAGGCTCCTCGTCAAGGATACGAATTTTGTATGTCCCCTCATTGATTCGGAGCATGGGAAATTGCTGACTCTCCCCGCTTTCCGGCTGCCACTTCTGCAAACTATCCAAAAATTTGTTGCTCATGCCTTGCCCCCTTATTTAATTAAAGTGTACCACATCGTCAAACTCTCGTTAATTATTCGCCTTTCTTCATGGAGAATAGATCTTTGCCGACTTTAATCTCCACACCTAGAGGTACTTCCACACCAGGAATAGGCCTAGCCATCTCTCTTTTCATAATCTCCGTTACTTCGGGCACTAATTCATCAGGCGCTTCAGAAATAACAGAATCATGTACAGTCAAGACAGGGTGCGCTTGCGGGCATTCCTTCTCAAATGCCATATCTATCCGTACAAACGAAATAAACATAATGTGTGCCTCTAATCTTTGAATAGGAGCATTGACAGCACACCTTTCTGCGTGGCCTCTCATTTTAGGTTCAGCAGATATAATGTCTGGTAATCGTCGGCGTCCGCCAAATAAATCCGTCACGTATCCTTTATCACGCGCCATTTGAATCATGCGACGTTCATAATTTTTGGTCCCTGGATAACGAGCCGAAAACTTATCTATCCACTCTTGAGCGGTATATTCTGGAACTCCAAATTCTTTACTCAATTTCCATGCGGACACTCCCATGATTACCGCATATACGAATGTCTTTGCCTGTTGCCTCTGTTCGAGCGTGATCTTCTCAGCAGGAATACCAAAAATTACTGACGCATTGATTCTATGTGGGTCGCGACCATTGATAATATCGTCTAGAAGCTGCGGATCTTTAGAATAATTAGCCCATAGACGATATTGAATTTGGTTAAAATCTGCCTCAACTAGGCTGTGTCCTTCTTCTGCCACAAAGATCCTTCTAGCGCGGCTACCGATCGCCACTTGACCGGTAAGTGCATCCGATTCCAACCTATGGATGTTCTGCAAGTTAGGGTTCCTAGAACTTAATCTGTGCACTTCGGTTGCTATTAGACCGAATTTTGAATGAATACGCCCATCTTTGCGAATAAAAGCCTCAAAATTCTCTCCGTAGGCTTCCACTAAATGGAGATGAGATCGATATTCCGTGATCATCTTGGGGATTTCATGATCACGACCCAATATCGCCAACACTTTTTCATCTGTAGAATTAACACCATGCGGATGCTTCTGACTAGGCTTGGTTTTCTTGATCGGCTTCAATCCCAAGATATCAAACAATATCACTCGTAACTGAGTAGAAGATCCATAATTGATCTCCTCAAGACCAAGGATTTTCTTTGCCTGTTCTGTAACAGAATGAGCTTGTAACTGCCTATCGATATCGCTAGCTACAGCGTGGTACTCGTCTCGAATTTCTTTCAATCTCTGCCTATCGATCTTAATGCCACGCCACTCCATTTTACAGAGAGCGGATTGCATTGGCACAATGATACGCCTAAACAGATGAATCATTCCCTGTTCTTCGATCATTTTACAAAATAGCCGTCGTAACCTGCCAGTGGCATCGACGTCCGCAGCGGCGTATTTCCACAGAACCTCATATGGGATACGAGAGAAATCAACTACCGGTCCATCCGACATTAATTGCTCTCCTAGTGTCGCGTCAGGAGTTGGACCGTATTTCTCGACAATCCTCGTCTTCCACATATCAAGTTCAGTATCATAAGCCCCCATATCAGTGAATTTCAAAGCCAGCGGCTTAAGACCGTTTGTCTTAGCATTCTCATCTAACAAACGGTGCATAACCAAGGTATCATAGGCATACTTATTAACTCCCAAGCCGCCGGTACCTAGCTCAGTTTTAATGAACGGTATATCGAATGACCCCATATGTGCACATTTCGGCACCTCAGATTCAAAAAATTCCTTCAATCTTTCTCTGACGTAGTTATGTAATTCTCCCCAGAAGGGTTCCAATTCCGAATCTGGGTTCTTTCTCGTATATAACGGGACCACACGCCCCGACCCCTCATGGTTCGAGAACGCAAAGAAGATGATCTTGCGTATATCTAGATCGAAACCAGTAGTTTCAAGGTCAAATTCCACCACTTCAGACTTCAACAATTCGTCAATCAGGCCATCAAATTGCTCTTTATTCTCAATAACCTTGTAATCAGTAGGTCTGCGAGGCTTATCCCCCATAACAGGATCTTCTCCGCGAGAAACGGCTCTAGCCATTTTTAGATCGGAGACCAAATGGCCGTGGAGAACTTCGTCCCCTGCATTATGCAATAGATAGGAAGGATGGTACGCGGGAATAACTTTGCACTCAAATTCTTCTAGCATAAAAATAGTCCCGCGTACCTTAGTGATTCCGCTCTTCTTCAATAGAGCTTTCAAAGGCACATTGCCCAGAGGCACGATTACTTTAGGCTTAACTTTTAAGATCTCATGCACCAAATATGGCGCATCCTGAGCAATCTCTGCATCCGTCGGGACTCGATTTTCGGGTGGCCGGAAATGTCTCGCATTGGTCACATATATCTCTTCTCTCCGCAATCCTGCCTCTTCTAGGCATCGCATCAACAGTTTGCCCGACGCCCCTACGAACGGACGCCCCTGGCTGTCTTCTTCTGCACCTGGAGCTTCTCCGATAATCATCAAATCAGATGGGGCTGGTCCTTCCCCATCCACAAATTTGGCTCCTTTAGGGGAGGAATCCGCACCCCAGATGGTCGCAGCTTCTAGCCCCTTGGGATGTTCGGTTAAAGCCCGTAAAACTGGTGACAATTTCGTAAGCGCTAATTGCTCTTCTGTTAGAGGGACAGTTGGTTTCTTAGTCATTGAACCCTCGCACCTTCTATCGGAAATGCAATACGGTGATATCTACTCATTTCTTCTCTAGAACACTCAATCATTTTGTGAAAATCAGAAAAGAACCGATAATAGTGCCTACCTTTGAAGGAGGACGTACGATTTTTGTGTCCATAATTAATTTCAACAATGGGGTAAAAAATTTCCCCATCCAAAAATTTTAGGTCAGCGGATTCCATCCCTTGAGAGCCAATATCATTGTACATCAACCCCAAGCTATCGGCATCATATTTTAGATCACTGGCTTCCTTTAAATCGTCGGCGGTAGGGCGCATGCCTTTCTGGTTTAGCTTTCGCAATTCTGCAGTAGCAAGTACCGGTATTTTAAAATCGTTTCTCCACCGTTTTAGCGCATCCGATATTTCAATCGTATCTTCTCGCATAGAAGAATGGAATTTCTTAGGGACCCTAATACGGTGCAGACTATCAATAATAACGACCAATTTACGGCCTTCTGCAATCTCCTTATAAGTACGTATGTATTTCTCAATGTCAGATATATTACGTACGTCTATTTCGTCCTTGATAGCCATATGACTCGACAAACTCCTAACTCGCTTAATTGCGTCTGAGTATTTGTCCATCAGACGCTGACGCTCCCCTTCGGTATATGCAGAATTGTTCAAAATTTTATATTTCGGATTCTTGACCGCATTGATTTCCAAACCCGATTCCATAGCTATCAACCGCGCAATCAATTCATCTGTAGTCTCATCAATAGAAACAAACAAAATAAAGGCTTTTTCCGGCTCGGCCTTTATCACATTCATAGCCAAATTCCGCGTAAATGCACTTTTGCCTGTACCCTGTTCCCCCGCAAATAAATAAACCATATCTTGTAGCCCATCCATGTCTTCGGTGAAGATGGGAAATCCACAAGAAAGACCAAGGAGTTGCCCCCGATCTTTTGACAATTGCTCAAAATTCAAAACCGCCCTCTCAAAAAGCGACTTTTCACGCAATACATCCGCTGCCGTGATTAATACTTGGTCGCCTTCTTTTTCAATTATTTGGTCAAATTCTTTTTGTATAACCTCTAATCGCACATCTAATTCTTTCGCGGCCTTCTTGCACAACTGCTCTTGATCTATCCTGCTGCGCTCTAGGAGGATAGCCCGTAACGCCTTATCCCGATCTGATCGTGCATCCGTCTTTTTGTACTTTTCAATGTAGTGATCAAACATGGTTCGACAATTGGAGGTAAGAAGAAAATCGTGTTTCTGGAGACACGCATCAGGGTCTTTACATTCATCCTTAACTTTAATACATATAGTTAGTCCATCCGTAGCTCTCAATCGACCCATAATCAAATCTTCTGCAGCAGAACCTGCAGCATCCGTATCCAAGCAAAGAATAATCGATTTGATGCCTTTCTTGGCCAATATTTTAACATGGTCCGGGGTGAAAGAAGTGCCACACAATCCAACAACATTCTTAATACCTTTCTGATAAAGAGATACCACATCGGCTAGCCCCTCTACCACCCAAACCGAATCTCCCGATATTCGATATAAATTGTACAAGGTTTCAGACTTTTGATAGACCGATGAAGAACTTGAATTAATGTACTTAGGGCTTTCATCGTCCTTAATCCATCGACTGGAGAACCCCACAACCCGACCATGAAAATCTTTAATCGGAAACAGCAAACGACGATCTAGCATTTCCTTATGGATGATTCCAGCCCGAATCATCACATCAGTGGTATATCCCTTTTGAGATAAAATTTCAACTAATTTATCATAGCTGCAATATCCCAAGAGGAAATCTCCTGCTACAGATTCCCAACCGCGCCCCTTGACATAGGTCATAGCAGCCTCTGATTTCTTTAGCCCTTGATGAGCCAACTCAGCGGCCACCTTTAATACTTCATAAACCTGTGCCTTTTCTTTCTCTTCTGGTGTAGGTTCCTCAAATTCTACGGTCACTTTTAACAGATCAGCTAGATACAGCAACGTCTGAGGCACCCATTGAGGTCCATCCTTGGGCTTTTCTTCAAGCAGATGAGCGGCTAGAAAAATGTCACCATTCATGTTACATACAAAACAATGCCAACTCGATTCATCGGGAAAGAAACCACATGAAGGCTTCTCATCATTGTTTGCATGGAATGCCCGGTTAGGACACGAAAAGGATTGCCCATTAGAAGAAAAAGCCGTACCTGCCGTCTCTAGGTAGTTTCGTAGCTTAGGACGAAGGCGCGACTTTAGTCCATTTATATCTTTGACCTTATTCATGATAACAAGTATACCACATTGAGGGTTTATTTGTCAAGATCTAGGAAACGCCCACCCAAGAGGAAGCCCGGTTTCCTTAGCCCAATCTTCCGCCGCACATCGCTTTCTATGAGAACACATGTTACACTTATTGTAAGTAGGATCAAATTTCTTTTGCTCTATGGATTGCCATGTTTGGTCTATAACCTCTATGATTTGCCGATGATCAATATCGCTTCTGGTAGACCACCTGACCGACCCATACCTAGGATAAAAGAACCCGACACGGGTTTCCACTTCTTTCATAATCTGACGGACCGCCAAGCTATAAATAGTTAATTGGTCGTTTGTTTTTAACTCCTGATCGGTTACTTGATAGGATCCCGTTTTGGTATCGATGATCCTCAAATCACCCCCTCTAGAGAAAGGTCTAACTATTAGATCAACAACTCCCACAATCAAGAATTGACGACCTGAAACAGCTTCGACCGGTAACTTAAATTTCCATTCTACCCCAACAGGTCTAATTAGAATCCCCTCCACTTTAGCCATTTCATGGAATTTTCTTAGTATATTGCATCCGATACGATCCCATCGTTTGGCCAACTCAGGGGTAGCAAATTTGTATTTCTCTAGAGCCAACTCTTCTTGATAAATTGAAGGCCAATTCGTTAAAAGGAAATCGCAACTAAAATCTTCCGATAGATACATCGCTTCAATGACCCGATGTGAAGCCCTCCCTACGATAGTTGATATATTCTTTGGATATTCGGGTTGATATTTGGCAACCCTAGTGTATTTATAGTTTCTAGGGCACCATTTATACAAAAATAAATCTGAGTAAGAGAATCTATTTCTCTCATTCTCCATGAGGATTGCCCATTAAACGAGCCTTGAGTATCTGCATAGCCGGATAATTTCGTAACTTCCTCATTAGTTGAGTCATACGCGCCCTGGAAATTTTTAGATTTTTGGCAATGAAAACAGGAGAGACACCGTCACAGAGTTGGTCGAAGATGACCATGTAGGTATCTACATTGCCCGGATTATGAAACCCTGCATGCGCTTCTTCGATCTCCACACGCAGTCTCGCACGGATCTTACGGAGACTATCATATACATCGCCGCCAGTGGACAAATCACGCTTTTTGGCCGCTTCCCGCCCAGCCTCCACCAACAAATCCTTTACCTTATTCAACGTCACGACAGCCTCCAAACAGGTATAAATCAATCATTGCATCCAATACATCGTTATAACCAATCACGCCTTGAGTTTTGTCAGACATAGTGGTCATGGATTCGGACAATTCAGAGCAGGTGGCTATTTCTTCCACCCCATAGCCAAATTTTTTATACTCCTTGACCTTAGAACCGAAGAGCCAATACATGGCCGATTCTCCGCGTTTAGGGCCGGACTGGATCGCGATTTTATAAAGCTTAGGATACGAAATCGTTTTAGTCTTCATTCAGGAAATTCCCGCTCAAACAATCTCCTAGCTTCTAGCCAATCAACCACTTTACTATTTTCTATTTCAAAGTCCGCCTCCGGCAACCGAGCAACAAGGTCTCTTTTTAGCTCCTGGTAGTAAGCCATAGCCTCATTCTCAGACGCTCCGAAGAACAACAACAGCGCAAGAGCCAATTGGCTTGGACCACTTCCCCCGTAGCCCCACATAAACTCTGAGCTATAATCCCGCACCCCTCTACTAAACTTAGGGTCCAATACCACATCGTCAATAGTTACTTTATATTCGTTATAAACGCCTTTAATCATCTGTCACTCACCAGCCTTGTTTGCACATGTCGTACCAAATCCCCCGCACCCGCCTTATTACCAAGAATCTGTAAATCAAACATCGGTATCAAATTCCTCATCTTTAGATCAATGGCACGAGCCTCTGTCTCGGTCTGAAATCGCCCACGAGGATTATAGCATTTAGTTCTAATCACTTCTACATTCAAGCTATGTTGCTCTGCATGGAAAGATTTAACTGCTTCGATGAACGCTCTAGGGGAGGACTCAGGCGCGTAAAAAGCCGAAAGCAATATTGGGCTGTCTGTAATAACAACCCGCACCTTTCCTATTAATCGCTGTATACGCCATAGTTGTTGTCCGAAAACATAAGGTTGGCATTGAAGTGGGCCGTGGTGTTCCTCCCAAGCCAACTCCTTAGCAAATTCTGTCACTAACTCAATATCCACACTTTGCTCTTTGAGTTCGGCAAAAGCCATGGCTGCTACGGTGGATTTCCCCGCGCCGGGACCAGCAAACAAATTAACTACCAGAGTATCAAAGGCCATTTTCTCTCAATCTACATATTTAACTTCTCGATGAATCGCTTCTGGATTTTGCGCAATCTGCTCCAACAAATCCGCGATCATTCCAGGGCAAGTGTTGAACCCCTGATTATTATACTTGAGCATTCTCCTAACTGTAGAGACTCCATAGGTCACCTTGTGAATCGCTAGTCGCCGCCTGGCCAAATCCCATAAAGTATTCTGACCAACCATCAACGTTTTCCCATCTGTTAGAGCTTGACATATCGTGAAGTCGAAGAAATCTAACACGTCTTCGGGCTTAGAATAATACATCATGCGTACGATCTGGATTTTGATTTGTGTGTCTTTGTCAATCTGCCAAAGATAGTCAGAAACACGACCTTCTTTCTTACCGAGAAGCTTTACTTCCCCCATTTTAGATACAACCTCTTCAACCTTATCAGCTTGAATTTCATCTTCAAAGAAGAGATCAAGGTCTGTACCTTTCATATCTTCTGCTGCTAAGGTTCTACGAACTGCCCCACCCGCTAGCCAAGGACCGCCTTCCATTTTAAGGATTACTCCCGCATCAGAGAGCTTAGCAATCAAAGACAACAACAGAATGTCTTCTGTATCGTAAGATCGACCCAAAAAGTGTCGAAAATCGTAAATATGCCACATCTAAAACAAGTCCTTTTTATACAATGGGATAATGTTTTGGAAGCCAGTGCTGACCCACAAGATGGGAGCGCCAGCATCTTTTTCAAATTTCTTAATCTGCTCCATGGCGTCGGAGTCCAGTATGTTTTTGTTCGCTAAATCGGGTCTTTCATAATCAAAGAAACTGAGAATTATAGCGTCTGCGTTGGTAATCTCTACCGCATATCGCGCCCAATCCGGGTTCCACTTAGCGATCCGGCGAATACGCTTCGTCACCGTCGTTCGTTCAGGTTGAATGTAACCACCCGATTGTTCCGATAGCTGCTCCCAAGTGACTTCTTGTCCAATATCTCCTGAATTTCCTGCAACTCGGATGGGGTAAGTTCGCATAACTAATATCACAGAGTGTGGAAAATTTGAAGGGAGGCCAGCATCAGCTAATACTTGACCGGGAACAATGTCTCGTGAGGTCGTGAAAGGGTATTGCGGACCATTTAATGATAACATGACACCTTGTGTAGATTCAACCAAAACAGCAGTATCCTTGGCTCTAACTTGCGCCCTTAATATGGCTCCTACATCAGCCACGTAATCCTTAAACTCTTCGAGTTCCTTAAAGACCTTAGCACGGCGCATTACTTTATCAGCTTGAGCCGCCCCCACTCCTTCGGCTGTAGAGCCAATCTTAGCATTCATGCCGTCTTGAACTTCCATATCATGATGTTTAGGCTCGATCACAGTGGCATGACGGTCTATCCACAATCTACCAAGCAGATTGCCCTTGCCAAGCTCTGCCTCTACCCACCCAATTTCACGTCTCAAAACCTCCGGATTGACAAGAGAGCCAGGACCTAAATATAGCTGTGCATCGGGGTTAATCCAACCCACAGGGACCTGCTGCATGGCATAAGCTTTTCCCCGATATTTCACGTAGTGACCAGCGTTAGGACCACCAGTTCGTACAACGGAGAGTTTAGGCAGATCTAGTAATCGATTAATATTGTCCGGGTTATGTGGATCAGACAGATAGCCAACCGCCGAACCTTTTGCTTCCGACCCTGCCAACCCACCCATAATTACCGTAATGGGACTATAACAAATATTCTTTATAGCCTCTCTTCTATTTCCCATTAGTTGTAGTCCTCCCTCGCTTCTACTTCTCTCCACCCACCTTTACCCGCGTATTGTCCTGTTTGTTCATCCTTGAGGGGAGCAATTACTTCTTCTTTAAAACCCTGATACCACGAAAGAGCTTCACTCTCTGTCGCGCCAAAATGTAGCAGGAGTGCCAATGCTGTTTGAGCACAACCACTCCCTCTGTAGCCCCAACTCAGACCAGTCGGGGGGTGTGCTCGTACTTTTAGGCTCCGCTCTAGGAGGATTTCTGTACCGTCGTGGTAGAGCTTGTTAGTCTGATAATCGCCTGTAATTATAGTCTCACACTACGCGGCTTAATTCTATCCTTCTTTTTGTCTGCCTCGTATGCGAATTGTTTTGCTTCCTCTGATAGTTGAACTAGTTTTCTCAGATAACGATGATAATTCGACCCACACTCGTTCACTTTACAATCATGTGGAATAAAACTTTCCCTGCTAACGTTCATATATGGGATAATGAGAGCAAATCGGTAATCAGGAAATGTCCTCTTTAGAGCAATAGCCAAAGGACAAGAATCTGCTCGATAATAGGAAGTTATTTTCCGTTCCCTATACTCCCTACTGATTCTCTTTGCTTCTCGAATATCTGACGCCTTGACTTCGATTATCATTCCTGAGAGTTCAATCATTGTGCCTCTCCCGTTGTTTCATTACTTCCTTAGCGGCTTTCATAATTCCCTCTCTAATTTCTCGCTTTCGGATTAGTCGGAGAGCTTCAAACTCTGAAAAATGACGGCTGATAAGTTCAGAAGAAGCGTAGTTCCTCGCTACATCGTCTATCTCCTGCTCATCAGGTATGATATTAAATCCGTCCATATCAATTAGTCCTTAGACAAGATAACTCTACACAGTGAGGACATTGACCTATATTTGTATAAAGAGTTTCCCAAACTCGATAGCATACAACACAAACCCAATAGGAGTCCCCAATCATCTACCTAACTCCATTAGAAACATTCCGATAGACTTGTCGTATAGCCTCATATAGTCTAGTATCTCTGTCGCAATTATTTCTCTTTGTCCGTCCCATTCTGCCATAGACTCATAATACGATATAAGCTCATTTATCTTGGAGTCCTGAACTTTAATTCGTGAGTACAGTTCCATTAGATACGACATTCGACCTTGCCCCTCCTAGTATACATATAGTGATTGCAGTCCCCACAGTAAGCTACTCGGTATCCACAGAAAGTTACACCGCTACATTTTCGGCTTTTGTGGTCGCAGAACTGTCTCTTGAGCCAGATAAAGAGTTTCCTCATGTCTTTACACCCACAAACTTACTTTGAGGTTAGCGTGTTCAGAAATATCGAATCTTCCCACGCCGCCGAATATAAATCTAAAAAACTCTTTCCTCGCATTTCCATCAGGGAGATTATCAAACTTCCTCCCATCTTTTCTATGTTTAGTCCAAACTATAAACTCAACAAGTCCCCAACATAATTCTTGCAGCCAATAAAATGGTGTCCACAACTCATAATGTTTCTCCTTTGTCTCCCTATCATTTCTTCGTCTTTATTCCGCGCTGCTCAATTTGCTTCATGGAGGAAACAAGACCGACTCTAAAGAGGTCAATAGCTGCTGATATAGCTCTTGAAAGCCCAATACATTCATCAGCCGTTACTTTGTGCTCCACAAGCCAATCAGTACTGAACGGGTCTCTACACTCGTCAAATGCTTCTGCTGCCTGTTCGAGAAGGAAGTCTAGTCGCTTTGAGGTCATTTTACACCTTTTCGGTTTAGCTCACGCATTTTCTCAAAAATCTTATACGGTCTCCTATCATTAGGAGCATAGCCTGGCCTGTGCTCCTTCAAAAGTCTCAACGCCTCAAGAAGAAGTGTCGCCTGTTTCCTCTTGATAATCAAATATGGAAGTATTGTAGGAAGTAATTGTCTAATCCTATTTGCATAGATAGAAGCCCGATACAGGGACTTCTCATTGTGTTTGTTCCGTTTCTCAAATCTTATCTTTCCACCTGCCAATAGGACAAAATACTCTATGAACTCTCGACTAGTATTGCCGATAGTAACTACAGGTATTAGGGAGAATCCTCGTCTATTTCGTGGTTCTGCCATCCTGGTAAGTCCAATATGTCCTTCCCCATCTATAGCACAAGCTAACCATGTTAAATCAACCCTTGACAAAGTGCTCATGCTTTAGCCGCGAGTTGCTTTTTAAGACAGTTTTGACAAAGCATCCTGAACTGTAACTCCCCCAACTCTTTCTCAGTCAATTCTCGCTCAGAGGACACAGGAACTTCCAACTCACAGTCATTACATTTGAGAGTGGAGTGATGGTTATTCATCACTGTCTCCTTGAGGGCGCGGGGAGAGGGGTTGAACTCACCCTCTCCCCAGGGGGCGCCGCTTACGCCTCAACCAACTCCGCGAAAGTCTCCCCCGCTCGGTACACTTGGTTAAACGTCACCAAGCTACCATTGTCCTCAATTCGACGGGAGAGCACGTCCGTAATTGAGTTCATCAACCGCCAGAAGTCCCGTCCCTCATCCTCCTTGCGGATGGGGTTCTCGTACAGGTCTGCCGCCTTCTCTGCAACCGTCGCGGGAATAATGTGCTTCTCTGCTAACTTCGTGAGAAACGCTTTACCCGCTTCTGTAGTGCAAGGAAGGTTGACGAGCTTCCGAGCGGTCTCCAACTGTCCATCGAGAGCATTGTAAATCTGCTCCACCAACGGAACCTGCTCAAAGAACTTCTGCACCCCTGATTGAATGTGTCGCTCTGAAATGCTCACATACGCTGTCTTGAAGTGCAGGACAAACGTGTTGCGACACACTACCCTCGTAGGACTCACGATGAGTCCCAAGCTCCACCCACCGTCAAGACTGTTCCGAAGATTCACGCAGGTTTGGATTTCCTCTCCCCCCACGTCTGAGACCTTCGGAAGTTTGATGTTGAACAGCGCCCGCGAGTAGTTCTTTGTGGTGTACACATTCTCGACCTTTCCCTCAGGAAGGAACTCCTGCACCCGCGAGAGAACTGCTTGATGGGAGACAGGAACATAGTCATCCGTCCGAACTGCAAACACCCGCTTTCCATCCGTGACTGCTTTATATCCCCGAAGCTCCTGCCCATTCCACATTACGGGGTCAAGATGCACGTTCTGAATCTCCAACACCTGCTCCAAATCTGTTTTCATTTCCCCTCCTCTGTTGTAGCCCCGTTGTGGGGCTAACCCAACAATTATACCACATGAAGGACATTTTTGTCAAGTCCCACCGCTGAGATCTACAATCGTGGTTCCGTGCTCATCTTTGTACATCCTAGCGTCAGTAACCGCCAACCGTACAACACACACAACGCAGCAGTAATCTTCGAATCCTGTAATCCCCTGCTTCTCAACGCATGTGGGACAAGAGCCTTTCATTCAGATTTCTTACCCTTTTTGGCTTTCATCGCTGCGAAACGCGCCTTCGTTCGCTCTCTCGATAACTTTTGAAGCTCTTCTAATCGGCTTCTTCCAACCTCTATGCTTGGTAAATTTCCTGAGGCAATTCCGGTCGCTAGATTGATCGCCTCGTCTAGCTCCGTTTTAGTCATGCCATTGAATCCACGTATTCCTAATTCTTTTGCGGCCAATTTCTGCGCTTTTGTCATTGATTTACCCACCAATTTCCTTTCGTCTACTCCCACATCTTTAGCTGCTCTGATTGCGGCCTTCTGTTCACCTTGAGCGCTATAATACTTCTCGTACAACCTCGCTATAGTTGCCTTGTACGATCCTCCTTTATGTTCACGCCTTCGACGGCGCTCAGCAAGCCATGCCAAATTCCGCTTAGCAAGGTCTTCTCTTTCCCTAGGGCTAAGAGGCATCGACTCTCCCTATTTAATCAGTCACGTCGCTATCTTCCGCCCCGCAACCTATGCACCGATACCCAAGGTCCACGACTTACGGACTACCGACGCTGGCGCATTCAACTTCATTCCCCCATACATCCCATCCGGGGGAGGTCTGTCGAGCAAACAACTCTATTCTACTCGCTTTTGGAAACATCTGCTCTATTCTTTTTCTAACTTCTTCAGGCTTTTTAGAGTGGAACGTTCTAGTTACTTCAACATACTGCTTCACATTTCTTGCTCCATATGGGAGAGGAACCTTACCCTTCTTAAATAGGAGCACAAATTCACAGTAAGTCATATTGTACATCCCTACAACTGGCAACCTTTTATTCCATACAAAAGCCACAGTGCTATACTTAAAACCCCACCCATTGGCGCAATTAAAAGCAAATTCAAGGTGTCGGGCAGGGCTCCAGAGAAACAGTAGACAGTTTTCGTCCGCTACTTCTCGAATGACAGGAAAGCTCAAAAGTTGCCCCTTAGTCATGCATGGGTAGTGGTTGGTAGGGGAACTGCCGCTGGCCATTGTAGAGTTTTCAGGCCACGGCGGGTCTGCGTAGATGATTTGGTATTTCCTAGCCATTATAATCTTCGCTCCGCTCCACTAATCGGAAGGCGTGAATATGAACGCAAGTCTTACCCCCGAAGAAATATCCGTCACATTGGCATGAGAAGCTATATCGCCCTCGCCCTGTGCGGCGCTTCTTAACCCCGTAAAATCGGCCATCTTTAGTGAACGATAGCACCTGTCCATATAATGTCACCCCGTTAACAATAGAGGCCGGTTTCCGGAGAATGACTTTGACCTGTTTTCCTTCAATCTCTAAAATCTTAACCTCAGTGTTATTCTCTTGATTCATCCGTATCCCCTCCCCCGATTGGCCTGCCCATCCCCGTACCTAAAGTATATTATACCCAACCTAGCGAGTGCATCACAAGAGCAATCAATAAGACAGCGCCGAGCATTTTTAGGAAAGTGGTCAAGTTAATCATAGTACACACCTCTCGCTAATGTCTACAGTAGTATCCCTGAGAAATAGGTACTCGGTTTTCAGGAGCTTAACCAGTTTATCAAGCTGCTTGGCTAGCCGTTTCATGTTTGCGCCCCCGCTTCTGCTCCCCCGCGAACACGACCTGCAAATTGCACCGACGAATGTCTAAGGTGTTGCCGTTCTTGTAAGTCGTCACTTCCTCGTCAGAAGTCATTCCCTGGTGACCTTCATCTAACCCTGCAATTTCCCGCGCTACGTTGAAGCCATATTTCGTGCCATTTTCTTTTTTAACGTAGTCCCGGCCGCGCCGCTTGTCAAGAAAGAGCAGGTCATTCGCGTACCGCTTGTAGTCCTCTTGGTGGATTTGCACCGGTCGAACGTCCAATGCCGATTTCCGGTATGGCACCGCTAGCGTGATTTCCTCAGCCCCACATTCGCAAATCTTCATCCTCGCCTCGCTCATCGTCGGGCCTCCGGGGTGATCTTGATGTCGTCGAGCGTCACCATGAACGACCGCCGATTCATCCAGGCCCCGTTGCCGGTCACGGCCCAACCGGTCGCGTCGTTGTAGGCAGTCACCTTCCGCTTGCCCCGCTCCAGGTAGGCCCTCCCCTCCCAGATGGCTCGGTGAATCTCATCGAGCCGCTGCTGCTGTGTCGTGCGCATCCTCGCCTCCCTTGTTGTCTTTCTCCCCCTCTCAATCTTACACAACAAGTATACCATACAGAGGCACCTTTTGTCAAGGTTAAAATCACTTAACGCTGCTTAAAATCTATTAATAAATATTAAAAAAGTTTATTTTTCAACACTTGCGCCCTTGATCGGTTAGCCTTTAAGGCGAACTCCGACAATTCCACCAACCTCTCAGTAGGTATTCCAGGGTAGTACTCAAACTCCGCTACCGCGACTGGCAATCCATATAAGACTCCAGCCCTCTTAATTAATAGAACTTGGCGCACTCTGTCGTGTTGCATGCATCCTCCTGAATTATTGAGCCGCCGACTGCCGAATCAACCGTTGGTAACGCAACAACACAAAACGAAACATCCTTGGATTATTTTGATACAAGCGATTAATCACTTCCTCCGTACCTTCCAGTCCATACTTCTGAAACGCTTCTTGAAGGCTGCAATCGCAAAGAGATTTGACCACAGTGTTCATTGTCTGCCCCTCCCCTTTAAAGGCACTCCACCAAATCCCCCAACTGCGCCCCGCTTGTTTCCATAACACCCAAAAACGAGTACCTTCTCTTAAACAATTCAATAGCCTCTCGCTTTGAAAATGCTGTACAATAGTCGTAAAACTCGCGATCACTGGTTCTTAACATCAGACCAAACTTGGAAAATGTCGGTGGACGAACTTGCCGCCTCCTTTCTCGAACCCAATTTTGCCTATCCTCGGTTTGTGCCACCATCTTGCCTCCAACTAAAGTATACCACATGAAAGATATTTCTGTCAAGATTTTCCGTTCACGCTAGATAGCCCTTGATACGCTTCCTCATTTCTTCCCCTTGCCGCCCATGAACACCTGGGTACAATGTGTACACGATATCAGACTGCCAGTAATCATGAGTGTCTACGTCCATAATGGTTATTTTGCCTTCCCACCCTCCGCCTGTATCCAAATCCCAAATTTCAAATAAATTTACAGGTGTATCTACCACAATTGAACCTTCTGTCGCGGCGATGCCGAGCGCCGAGACAGGTGTATGCCCTAAGAAAACTTCGGAAAATTCAGTCAACTTCTTTGGTCTGCTCCCCCTCATTCGGCTACATTCCACGGCAGTCTGAATGAGCCTCCTATCCCACATCAAAGTCTGCTGATCTTGGGTCCGGGCGTCCTTCTTTCGGTCGAACCCTCCATGAACAAACGCTCGGTTCTTGTCATCAATGTAGAGGGGAGTCCCACTCTTTAAGAACTCGATATGCGACTCGGGTACATCAAGATAATCCTGATTATAGGAGATTAGGGTGCTCATTCCACCCTGTTCCGTCCAAATGGGTGGCTGTTCTCCTGTTAGCATCCACTCCAAAGTCCAATAGTCGTGATTGCCAATAACGAAAATGAGATTCTTCATGGTAAGTAGCTCGTCAATAACTTCGCGTGTCTGCGGCCAACCGTCGCACACATCACCAAGCACAATAAGCTTATCCTCGGTCCTATTAAACCTTGACCGCTCAAAGCACTGGAGTAAAGCTTTGTATCCGCCGTGTATGTCACCGATTGCGAAAGTTTTGCTCATTTGTCTCCTGATCTTCACACTCAACTCGCTTCTCGAATTGTGTCCCTGGTGCGTATATGTGATAGTAACGATTCTGTTCGTCCCAATGTTTGGAATACTCTTGCTTGCACCACCGACAGTTAATCCGCGACATACGGCCTCAAATTTGATGACTGAAAACAATAAACCCCGGCGTAATAGACACTGATGTCCTCATGTACCGGAGTTCCTTCTCTCTTATTCAATTCTTCCCGCGTTACATATTCACCTGTCGTGTGATCTTTCAGCACCGCCACCCCCGCCTTAATTCTATCTCCGCAAACTACGCACGTCTCTAGGCGATCAATAAACTTTTCTACCGCAACGGCCATCGCGTGCTCCTTTTTTATTGACCCACCCAATAGATAACACCGCCATAATTGATTGTGAAGTAGTCTGACCGGATGTTCTTAGCCGTTTTGTTCCAATCAATCGCAAGGTACGGTGGGATATCTTTTGGTAATACACCGATATCCATGCATCTTTCCTTGGTGTATTCCACAAAATAAGAGTCTCGAATAAGCGTTACTCCATCCTCCCAATCATCACTGTAACTTTTCACTCGTTGTGCAAGCAATTTAAGCGCGTACAACTCAGCCTTTTCTTCGTCCAATTCCCCACAGGCTTCCAATTCCTCAATACGCCTAATAATGTCCCTGCTGTCCAGCATATCTTCCGTGTTACTGACCGACTGGTTCATTGTGTCCCCTCCTTGTGCTAATCTCCCTGGCTCTCGTTTCTCTCCCATCCAAACCTGGCCAATTCAGCGGAGCGGTTAGAACGAAAACACGGACTACACATTAGTCCGGCCATTCTCAGGTTTCGGTAAATGGTTCGATTACAGGTAGGACAAACTCCTTTAAACTTCTTGGGCGGCGTCACCACCGAAGCCCTATCATAACATCGCTCTCCATCATCACCAATAGAAATGGCCACCCGCCGCCACGCTTCGCCGTGCCCGGCCTCGTGCCCTGCCAAGGCATGGGCGATTTCGTGGAGCACGGTCTTGCGGACTTCTTCTTCTGTGTTCAATTCAACCAACTCTTGCGAGAGACTAATGACCTTCCTATTGAAGGAACAGAGGCCAAACCTGCTACGAGCCGCGTCAAACTGAAATGCCCACCCCTTCGCCAATAGGCCATGATCACCCATCAACTTTATTGCCAATCCCCGCGCCGTTGACGTGTCCATACAATAAGTATACCACACTCGATACCTTTTTGTCAAGATATACAGTTTGAGCGGGGGCACTTGTTGGCACCCCCGCTCTGTCCGCCTCAATCGCAAGCAACTGAAGGGAAGTTGAAATAAGTTATCTAACTAGACCGTTTTGTTATCACATACCATTTAATTCTCCTAAAAACAAATAGGCTTTGACTCTTTTGTCCGCAATTTTTTCAAGTCTAATTCTACCTCTCTCGACATAAACAACTTGTGCTGTCTCCGGTTTGGTGTCAATGGCCACACACATTTCATTGAGACGTTTTTGGAAAGCTGAGTTAGTTGCCGAGGTCATAGGATCATCTAAATGAAGCTCCGTTCCCCACCCAAGAGCACGACAAGCCGTCCCAATTAGTTGCGCTGCAAATGGAAGCACCTTTTCGTCAATTCTCATTTTCTCAACATTCCCCAATTAGTGCACTTTTTCATTTTTATACTTACTTTTAAAAAACCTTAAAAAACTTTCACAGTTACTTAAAAAACCTTAAAAAACAAATACATTTTTATTTTACCACAAAAAACGAAACTTGTTAAGTATTCGATTTTTATTTTTTGTTATTCGAGCGACTTTTCATTCGTGTGCCGCTGGGATGTGGGGATGGCTATTCTACTACCTTGCAATATACGCGAGTTAAAGGAAATGCCTACCGCGCCCCAAGGAAATACATCAGGAAGATGGTCTTTTAAGTTGCAAAAAGGGGCAGGGAAACCGATTCGGGTTTCCTATGTTGACCTCTACGGACATGGGAGGATCTGTCAGAACAGGGTTTCCGATAGGACTTAAAACTGTGCCGTCATCGTCAGTAGTAGTCCAAGAGGTACCTGCTGAACTCTCCTCCAACTCTCCACCGTCCAACCGGTGGATCATATCGTTGCCGTCGTTGTTCAGGTCTGAGTTTATAACCAACGTTCTTGGTCCTCCGATAGACGGTGATTGAGCACCAACAGGAATAAGATAATCAAGAGTGTAGGCAATTATCTTTCCAGATTCCTTAGTAAACATAAATGGTTTCCCCCCAACGTAGGCATTTTGAGATAGGGTTAGCCCTTTGTCATAAGTTTTTTTGTATAGAAAAGTTGGAGAACCCGAAGATGTTCCTTGCTCAATAGGTGCATACCACTTTTTGACATGATTTACAAACGTGGAATCGGAGATATTAGCATCGCCTCCATCAACCTGTTTTATTCGAGCTTCAATTGTTTCGATATTAGTAAAAACTAGCATATCAAACGCATCCGCCTAGTCCTGTAATATCCACAATTATATCCCCCGGCATGAAATCGTAATCTATAGTAAAGTCGTCCAGATCTACACTCAAGCCTAGATCATCGGCTAATTCTTTGAAAAACGGCTTTAGTCTCGACTCAACAACCACTTTCACAATTCCGAGAGAGCTAGTCCCGGTTTTTTGAAAGTCAATCGAGTGTCCAAATAAAGACGGTGAAATAATGACAACCGAAGTACCGCCATTATAAGCACCAGTAACGACAGGAGAATCGAAAGTACCAAATACGTCTCCTACTTGTATTATTCGCGCATCTCTGAAAGCAGATTCATATGTCTGATCTAAAACAAATTGAACAACATCTTGACTAGTTGGTGGTCCTATCTCACAACCAGCAGTAGAGACAATATAGTCTGTTACCGCTACGCTTCTAAATCCCCCCAAAAATGTAGACTCTTGCATCTCACTTTCAGCTACAACTATGTTTGCTGTCTCTACAACCACCGTTGTTCCGCTGTTTAGAGGCTTTGAAAAGCTGGGGTAATTTGTAAGTGTTCCTGTTGTGCAGTTTAACAGGACCGTATCTCCGCCCGATCCAACCAACGTGCCGCCCTCGTTCTTATGGTACAAAGTGCCAGTAGACTCAAGGACCGCATTGTTTGAATTATGTGGGACATTTCTGTAATACTCTGTTCGAATACCATTAAGCGTGGTTACTGAATTTGTAAATTTGCCTATATCTGCTACTGCGATGAGAGCGCGAGCATAGAGAATCCGATCTTCCAACGCCCCCATAATAGCCAAGTTATATTCTGGCTGTTGGTCTACCGTAATCCCAGCAAAACTCCACGTCCCTCCCCCGTTTCTAACGCTTATTCGTAACTTTATTTCTGCTCCTTCCGCAGGGATTTGCCCCTGTATCCCATCCCCAAATTCTACTGTGGCTGTGCTGCTATCATAAATATAGACCGTGGAATCAGGTCCAGATCCATCAAAACCTATGACCTGGCTCCAAACTTGACCATCCACTCGAACCGTTGGAGCGCCTAGAGTTGGTGTATCAAATTCACTCGCTGTGAATGTCTGCGAAGGACTACCGCTACTCGTTCCTAAGGTAATATGATTTATAAAATCGTACCGAGTGATGAATGTTCTGACTGAATAATCAGTATTTCCACCAATGAGAACCGTATCTAGCCCTACGCGAGAAGGAGTAAACTCTTCTAAAAACAATGATAGTCTATCCTCAAATTGAAGTAACTTTCCTGAATTGAAACAGAAATCGGCTGGCAGACTCGGTGATACTGTTAATTGTTTTGTTGGTCGATGCCTAGTAGCTATGCCGCATGTCATGGTTCCGTACACCACCGGCTCCATTGATCCAATATCTCTTGGGTTATTGCTCTGAATAAAATAGATGGCCGGTGGAGGACATCTAGTCCCTAACGTTCGATCAAAGAATATCGTTGCTGCAAGAGGAGTCGTAGTCACTACATCAAATAGATATATGATCGTCCCATCATCGGGATCAATATACCAAGCCCCGTTCGGGTGTCTGATGTCAGCCATTACGCGAGTACAATCTTTTTGAAATTAGCATGTGATATTTGAATGCCCTCGAATGGGATACCTTCATAGAACCTGGTTAGGTTGGGGTCAACTGATATACTCGAACCTCCACTTACCATGGCGACCTGTTGACTGACCGACACAGGATGTCGCAGATCTTCAATATGAATGCCTTTAATTTTCGTATTCTCTGGGAGAGTAGGTGATTGAGCCGATGTCGCATCTGGTAATTCAAATGAAGTAACAATTGCTCCATTTTTGTCAATATACGGTGCTCCTCGCTCCACTTCAATCCACTCATCTTGAGGATTCGATATTCCGAAATCTTCAGACAAAATCGGGTTTTGAGCAACTTCGTTTCCGTCCGCATCTAATTTGAAATACTCTTCTAAAGTCGAACCAGATGCATTCAATAGTCTCTCGGTAGATTGACGCAATTCAATAATATGACGCACCAGGACATGATTATCAGATCCAAAATCGCTAAATTCAGTTTGAGGGATTCCCGCTTCATCTTCTTGATCATGTCGCTGATCCTGCAATTCTTGTAGGTGGACGATAGCCTTCCGCACCAAGGTGTCTCCCACATATGTCTCACCGTTTAACCCTCTGGGGGTTAAAATCGGATCGTCGCTCCATTGAGGCACAGGTCGCCCTTCGGAGTCCGTACCTTGTGCACCCTGAACTCGGTCCGATTCGTCCAGGCTACCCGTTCCGACATCGGAATGACATGTTGGGCATAACATTTTATAAGTAAACGGCTCCTGGAGCTTCAGGGGGAGTATTGTTTCTTTGAAATTCTTGCCTTCTCTGAGTCGCTATATTTTGATCAACTTTAGCATCCTCTTGGCCGAGCCTAAAAGTGGTTTGTGCTCGACGTTCTGACTCCCGCCCGTTATCTGGGGTTGGTATCTCTTCTATGATATTGGGAATAAAGATCTCATTGGTTAACGTGACTTGTGTAGTGAATCCGTTGCTGACATTGTGGACCACGCGTGCAACATCTAATTTCTGACCATCTACTAAAATTGTACTTTTGAGATCAATAGTTTCGTCACCAATAACTGTAATCGTCCCGCCGGTTCGCGAGCGATTTAATCTCGCGTATTCATTTTGGGCACGTTCTTGAACTATGTCGAGTACTTCGGTTTCATTTGTGAACAATTGACCAGGGATTGAATTAACAAAGATTTGATATTGATTGTCGGTAATAGTCCTCTTCACAGTGCCGCTGCCAACTGTTGCGGTTGGACGCCCATCCTCATAAGTATAGGAAACCCTCAAGGCACCTGGAAACCACGACAATCTGGTTAATACCTGAACGGATATGGTGCCGCCACCCGCTATTCCGAGCTTACTTCGTTCCACGAAAGCACTGATAGTTTCAGTTTCCCAAATCTTAGGGACATCTCCGACAAAAACACGGGTTTGGTCTTCAGATTCATACCTGACGCTAGATCCGACAGAGGAGAACCCGCTCGGTTGCACGTTGATAGCTTTGATCGCATACTTAAGCCTTCTGTCACCCTGAATATTGCCTTCCTTCTGAGACAAAGGAAAGAAAGGCCAGGTAGCTGGTTCATCGCCTAAGCCCTCTAAGCCCATCTCTTCAGGGGTTACTTGAATGTCAGGTTTATATTCAATTACAGGCTCAGGTCTTTGGCTGCCTTCAACAAATACGTCGCGTATGTTTGGCTCCGATCTCAAGAAAGAAATGGTAAGCTTACCAGAGTCATCTGGTTCTAAATCTGTATCTTGAATAGCAATAATCTTTCTCACTCGAAGAAGACTCGGTGGTCCAATTACAGTGACTTCATCGACAACATCCTGACGGTTTTCCGTGACATTAAATTCTAAAATGTTCTTTCCCTTAGTAAACTGCCTAGTTACGTCTCCACCTTGACCGAATTGATAAACCTCCAATTGCTCCGTGACCTGATTAAAATACAACTTATAGTTGCCCAGCTTCCGGATAACGGACTCTGTAGCATCCAACAGAGTCTGATCCGTCAGATGTAAAGTGCCGGGGAACTCTTCGGGAGTACCTGATGGTGTATATCCCAAGATGGACGATAAAATTTCGTTGGCGGGACTCTTATTTGCTTCAGTATCTTCCTCTTCTTCCTTCTCATTCCATATAGATTTGTCTGTAGGAACAACGGATTCTTGAAGTTGAGTGATGTTAGAAATAACTGTAAATGATTTGCCGATTCCGGATCGACTTATGATCTTCGTGATCCCTTTGATTTTGCCTTTGAGGACGCGGCGGCTGTTGATAAAAATCTCCACTATGTCGTTGTATACTGGAAATCCGCCGCCATCGGGATCTTTCCTGATTTCGAATATGCCGCGAGATAAGTCATTACCATATCCCAATTCAACGCTTGCTAGAATAGCCTCGGTGTTTGTAACGCTGTTGACTTTTACTTCCCAAGTAGGCTTGGTAAATTTTGACTGAGTAAGATCAAATGTCGGAGTTGCTGTTAAGGTATTTGAATCCGCGCTCTCTGTCCCTATACCGTTGACTCCTCTTAACATAAAAGTATAGAGAGTGCCTGTCGTTAATCCTCCCACATCATATTGAGTAGATGAACCAGATAGAGGATTCGCGTTGGCTAGCGTAAACGGATCAATAGATGCTGCAATTTTATAATATACGTTGTAGAAGGGACCGCCTCCAGACCACACCAATCTAACGCTATCACCAAGTTTAAGATCTGTGGCTGTTAATAATGTAGGTGCCGTAGGGGTCGTTTGTTCTGGCTCTATGTTACCCTCTTCATCCACCGCCCCGACACGTTCAGCAACAACGTTCCCTATGAGATCAAGAAACTTCAGAGATACAATTGTAGAGGATCCTACCGTTTGAGACGGTTGAACCTCCAAGATTGTTGACTCTGAATCTATCGTCTGCGTTGGCATTAGACAATGTGCATATCGTCGCGGTCAGAAATTTGTAATAACGTTTTATGGTTACGACCGTCTGGCTCGTTGTGCTGGACGCCAATGAAGTATAAAATGTTTGGATCGCCCATTGTTGCCATTTTTGATCCGTTCCAACTCATCTGGCGAGTAACCCGACGGAAATAAATCAAACGACAGTTCGCTTTATTTGTCATTACGTCGTCCTCGATAGGCAAATCAAGATTGAGCTTCGACTTTATAGTAATCGTTCCTCGCGCTAAATCAACGCGGTATATTCTTGATGTTGTAGTATTTTCTAATTCAAAAGCTACGAGAGCCGATTTTTCTTGATATTGAAGGACATCTCGAAATGGGTGCTCAATGTCGCCCTCAAACTGTTTAATTATAGTTTCGTCTTTAAAGAATGCCTTCCACACCAACAATAGTTTGTCCATGGTTTTCTCCCGAAAGTGAATGGGCACCATATTGTATTAGGATGCCCACTTAAACTATGACATTGAATTGTCTTATACTTCGTCATACTTCAGGGTCATGGTCTGTGTACCGATACTTCCCGGAGTTGCTGCGCCGGTTGTTTGCAACTGCATGGTGAGATAACCGGAAAAGCTAGGTGAAGCTCCTGGAGAAGCTGGAACTAATGCTGTACCCTCCGTGGTTGGTATATTAGCCGTAGCCACAATCGATGTTGAGTCAGTCGGAGTTGCGTAAGCTGCGTCAGCGACTGCTTTAATAGTGATACCGGTTCCGAGAGATCCTGCTGACTTCCAGAACTTGAGGTTATCGATCATGGTATAAGTTCCGCTAAATCTACCGCGGATCCGCTTTTCATAACTGTTGTTTCCTGCCACCACGCGGTTATTCGGGGAAGCGAGGTTCGGAGAATCTAGATTACCGAAGTTCACGTTAGTGATACCATTTGTCACGGTTTCACCAGCGCCATTACTCTCTGACCATTGAAATGTTGCGGACATTTATTGTCTCCTTCCTTTCTATTTTATTCGCGATAAGAAAATCTCACCTTAAACTTCACTGTCCCACCGCCAGAAGATGAGGCTGACGATGGCAAAGTTACAAGAAAATTAAGCTTCTTAGCAGAACCACTTGGTATTGGATTTGCAAATTCATGTGTTGTTGTATCGTTAACTTGAGTGAATCCACCTTCAGCATCGTCTTCAATCGTATACTCATAATCAATGAGCACCGTAGGCGTTCCTCCTGGGATTGCCGTACCCAGCGTGACAACGCCGCTTTGGTCATCGAATCCACCACCAGTGAAATAGTTTGTGCCTAATCGGTTAGGGTCGGTTCCTAGCCACACTCCCGTGACATCAACTACTTTCGGGCGGTGGATGACTGTTACATGAGTCGTGTCTGTGGGAACTCGTTCTTCAAGTTCCACTGTTAAGTTATTCGCCACAACTTCATTAGATTGCACCCCTAACCATAATTGTTCTACCACTTGTTTACCATACAAAAGTGTGTCAGGGGTATAAGAAGCTTTAACACTCTCACCCATAGGGGGGATTTTACCCTGTATCCCATCCCCAAATACAATCTCGCCTGTTGTTGCATCAAATGTATAAACTTCTGAAGTTGGTCCCGATCCAGCAAATGTGGAAACTCTAACCCAAGAGATATCGTTTACTTTGACTGTGATAAGCTCATCGTTATCCAACGCGGGAGGAAAGGCGACTGTAAAAGATTGATCTGCAGTTCCATTGCTTGTCCCTTGAAGCTCATTCTCAATGTTGAATTGGACAACGCTAATAGTAACTTCTCTAGCGTCAAATGAATTAAGAACATTTCCTTTGTCATTGAAAAGTAAAAATGGATTATCGGCATGCAACTCTGTGGTGCCCGCCTCAACAACTCCGAAATCTAATGGGTTGCTGGCCGTCCCAACCGGCGTAGATAAATCAGATTCCTTGAACAATTGCAAATTCACTTCCCTTACCAAAATATCCGTGTTAGCATTTATGGTCTGCGCGGGCTGCAACAGGATGGTAGAATTGGCACCAATCGCTTGAGTAACGCCTAGTTGTTTGACAAAAGTATTAGAATCGATTGTTTGAGTGATTGTAGCCTGTATCAATGTCTCAGCGTTTATAGTCTGACTAGGTTGTGTCTCTAAAATATCCGTATCTGCATCAATAGTCTCGGTAGCTACCAGTTCCAACACGGTGGTAATGGCATCGATAGTAACTTCAGTCGCGCCGTCAACGGAAGTCTCTGCATCGATTGTCTCTACACCTTGATTAGTGATAATGTCAGTATCGGTGTCAATGGTTTGACTAAAAATGCCCTCCAGGACAGTAGTCAATCCGTCAATCGTCTGAATTGAGACATTTTCCGGAGTGTTTCCAGCGCCCCCGTTGTATAGGTCGGTTTTTTCCTGCGTATTCAGGACTCTTTTCCATACACCCGTTTCATCAATTCTTCCGTCCCATGGGTTGATAGGACTACCGCCAGATACATTCGCGCCCAACGCGAAGCGAGAAGTGCCATCAAAAACGCCACCTGTATGGGCGGCGGTGTTGGCCGTGCCATTATTAACTTGAATACCAATAGCATCGCCTGTGGCATCATGCCAACAGACAACGAAAATCCATTCACCGGTAGAGGGTGACCCAAAATTGTCTGCGTTTACGCTCGATAGACCACCGCCACCGGTAGAAGAAACTTCAAACTGCAACCTATCTGTCCCACCTCCGATATAACGCAAACGATATTCACGTTGATCATCGACCTGATTCCACTTTCCAATGGGACTTGCAGATATTGGTTTTGTGTCAAAATAAACCCATAAAGCCAAGGAAAAACTGATATCGCCCATGCTTAGATCAGCGTTATCAGCTATGTCCAAATATTCTGAATTAGCAGCTACAAATTGGGCAGCATCATTAACTATACCGGTGGCTTGACCCACTGTATTGTTGTCAGTTAGGTCGTTGGCTCCAACTACATCAATGCGAGTACCGGACGCCTCGTCTAGCTTCCAATAAGCTACAAGATCGTCAGTCAATGTACCGCCTGTATCAGGATTAAAGACTAATGCCATTGGGTTCCTTTAGACAACATTTTCGGTTGGATCTGATAAAAGGATCTCAATTCGATATTCCAGAATCCGCGAGTTCGTCAATTCTTCGTATATGATGCTCAGTGGCAACCCATTATAAAAAATGTGTTCACTGTTTGGGTTACCTAGATTAGAGATAATATGTAGTTGTCCTTCCTGGGTAACATCGACTCCGGATTCTAAATCTCGACGCTTTTCGTCTAGGTCGTCATATGGACCATCAGGGGTAACAAGAAACCCGTGGAGCACGAACCGTTCCGAATCTTTACCTAGCTGCTGCGTTATACTCCCTTCCATCAGGGGCACTTTAAATTCTACTATTTTCTGACCCGTGTGTGGTCTGAGTAAGGAGGGTCTTGGATAGAATGAGTACGTACCGCCCATCCCTGTCGGTCCTTTCCTCCATTCTACGTCCACACGAAGCATTATCTAACTCCTGAAGGAGCGGTTCTACGTCTCCGCGCCGAATTTTCGATCTCAATATCCAATCTGCGTAATCCACGATCTACGGCACCAATAACTCGTTCTATTTCACGATCCCCAAATCGGACTTGTACATCGAGAGCCACGCTTTGCTGTTCTGCAGCAGCACTTAATTGACTCTTGAAATCTTCTACCAGGGAGCGACCGGCACGAGCCTCTCCTAAGGCAGTCTCTAAGGGCTGTGCCTCTTCTACCGCTTGTTGTAGGAGTTGTGCTGCTTCCGTAGCTGCACGCTGTCGAGCCGCTAGTTTCTCTCTCTCAGCTTCTAGCTCGACAATCTCACCCCTGCGTGCTCTCTCTTCTATCCCTTCTAGCTCAAGCCGTAGAGTCTCAGATATACGAGTTTGTTCGGCCTGAGTGATCTGGCGAATATTTCGTAAGCGTCGTTCTAGATCGCTATTCTCAAGATCTTCTGCATTCACTCCAGGGAGAAGTAATTGTCGAGATGCTTCTATGATACGGCTAAGCTGCTGAATTTCGCTTTGTCGGATCGACAGTCGCTGCTCAGAGGCTGCACGTTCAAATTCAATCGTATCGTTTTGTAATTTTCGTTCTAGTAATCGGCGCTCTTCTCCCACTACGCGAGCATCGGCCAATAATCTACGACTATTGGAAATTTCTTCGAATAGTTCAAGCTGTCTGGCCTCGGCGCGTGATTTTGTTAGATCTCTGGTTCGCTTTTCTTCGGCTTCCAGACCAACGCGGGAAGCTTGCTCCTGAAGTTGGATAAGCTCGTTTAGCTCGCGCTGCCTAACCTGCAGACGACCTAGTTGATCTCGAAATATGGCTCGCTCACGGTCGGCCTGATCGCTTTCCACGTCAGTTAAAGCTTCTAGTCGAGATTGGACAGCCGCAATTGCATTCTCTACTCCTTGCAATTCTTGCCCAAATGTAGTAAAAGCTCCTACATCCCGACGCAACGCTTGAGCTACCCCAAAGTTGGTCCGTGCCAGTTCATCGCCAGATTGTTTTAGTTGCTCAAATAATTCTGATAACCGATTAACTCCAAATAAAAGTCCTCCGGCGGCTAGGATTACTCCCAATCCACCAAGGTTGACCAGTAAGGATTTAAGAGCAACTCCGGCACCGGCTGAACTAGTAATAATAGAGGCTAAAGATTTTTCAAATCCAAGTGCTTTGAAAGCCTGCACCGCTGCAATTACCCCTCCAAGCTCAATCGCTGTCTTAGCTAGAGGTTCTGGTAAATTGGCAAGCCTGCCTGTTACCGCCTCTATTGTTGGAAGGAAATCTCTACCAATAGACTGTCCTACTTCGCCTAAGCGATTACGGATAATAGCTAATTGCCCTGCCAGCGTTTGCCCTTCCTTTTGAGCAAATCCGTTAAATTTGGTAGCCAACTCATCAATCAGATTGCCCTGTTTTTCCATCTCCCGGATTTGGGCTGAGGTTAGTCCTGTAATTAAAGATAAGGGACGGACCAATCCCTGTTGAGCACGGCCTAGCGCTAGGGTAACAGAATTTAAATCTGCTCCTGTTGCAGAAGCAATATTTAGAGCCACCTCCAATTGGTTGAATGCTTGTACTGAGGAGTTAGCGGTTCGAAGAGATAAGTTTAAGGCGGTCAATAATTCCGATTGAGAGAACCTAGTAAACTTAGAAAATGACGTGGTTAGATTAACTGCGGATCGTGCTGCCTCGTCTCCAGATTCCCCAAGAAGAGAGAATCTGTTAGACAATAGTGCTACGACCCTCTCTTGTTCTACGGCTTGAGCGATGAAATTTTGCAATCCCGTCGCTGAAAAAGCGCCTAGGGCTACACGGCCAATTCGACCTACCGCGCCTTCTAAGTCTAGAGTTGCTCGTTGAGCATTCTTTAAGTCTTTCACAAGATCCTTTGTCGCTCTATCAGCGGCATCGAATCCTTTGCGATCGAACTCAGAAGTAATTCTCAACGCCAGTTGTGATGGCATTTGTTAGCAATTCTCTCCTCAATCTCTTGTTCTAATAGAAACGGATCGATCGGTCTTTTTCTCTGCCTTGGCAGCATTAATCTCCATTGCGGTTTCGACCAAAACCATGTACTCTTCAAAGTATAGATCTTCCGTGGAAGCGGCTTCAAAGATTCTTAAACCGAAGGAGTTAGCCACGTGAAGCCGATTCATGAACGTGACGCTCCTTATGTATTTTTTCTTTCTTCCTCAGTTAAAGAGAAAGCTTCACGATATTTACGATCTAACTCTACAAGAGTTGCCTCATCTATACCCGCCAGATCTTCCTGGCTTGTGAAATATCGCTCTCTCGGATTATCTTTTTTGCGGAGAGAGTAGTAAACAATGCCAGTCGCGTTGGCTTTCCACATAACGTAAAGCTGAACGTCGAGGTCGAAACCCATGTCTTTACCCATGATTCGAGTTTCAGCAGATAGACCCTGCACCATTAGCATTTCCGGCAATTTAAGCGGAACTAACACACCGCAAATAGTATCTTGCCTAAGCTCGGCAACTCTACGCTCAGCTTCTTTAATTTTTTCTAGGTTGTCCGGTTCGTTGGACTTCTTTAGCTCCTCGATATTTCTCTCAAGAGTCTCTGTGATACTCATATATCTAAGCACTTCTACTTCAGCCGATTTTCTAGTCAACTTCTCTTGCGCTGAAGCAGCCGCTGCTCCTTTAGAAACTGTGCCTTCTGTTGCTCGTTGTTCGCCCATCTAGTTGCCCTCCCGTTTTCCCGAATGTCACACTACTTATTTGTAGTGTAAAAGAATGAGGGAGTCCAGATTATTGCTGTCGGGATTGCAGCAAAATCTGAATACGCGGGCGTCGTTTTGACTCCCTCGGAACTACACTAACTTAACGATTATGTGTCGATATAAGCCGTCCAAGCTTCCCACACATCGGTAGTAGCTGGCGCGGATGTTAATGTGAACTTAGTAGCGCTCACTGTAAATTCCGCTGTATCGGCTTCTTCTCCGTTCTTTAACACAAGAAGATAACGAGTCCCAGCCGTATCAACTTCTTCCGTAGCTTCGTTCAAGGTAATTTCGTACGGAGACATTGCGGGAAAGTTCTGGTCTACATCTGAGTTAGGCGGATCAGTTTGTTCATAAACCGACGCATCGGGCATGTTCGCAAGCATGCGGCTGTATAACATGGCCGCGCCCTTAAGTCTACGAACATTCTGCGCCGCTGCGTCAACTGTAATCCTAGATTCTTCACGGACCGGCTCTACTGTAGCCACCCCACGAACGCGGCATCCGTGTGCCAATACGCTTTGGAAAATCAACCCCGTCGTTTCACTTCTTACATTCAACATCGCGTTGAACGCCCTCAATGTTGCGGGATTGTGCATAGTGATGGTGGAGCTTGGGTCTAGATCGTTGAACACCGAGTCCACAAGATTGCTGTCTGAATCGAAGTAGTCGAATCTTACATCCACTCCGTCAAAAGTCGTAACAACTATCGCAGCCTCATCCCGATCAAATTCGAATATTGTCCTCTCACTAAAACGAGGCGTGTAGTCGAATGACTGAGCTAAGGGAACACGGATAATCCCGTGAGAGCGGCTGGAAAGCTCTAACTTTGTCCTGGTCCCAATTACTGTCTCCATATTGTATCTCTCCTTTTCTTAGGTGATTTCGTACCAAAATACTCTTACAAGTAACCTGTATCGCTTTATGTTTGCATCTACTGCGTCTACTATAAACCTTTCTGTAATAGAATTGGGGTTTTTATCAAAGTAGATCACCCCAACAGTTGGAGGCATCGCTTGAGAGTGGTCTTTCAACAAAATTGGCGGGACAACAAAATCGTCTGCCGATTCATCAAAATCCCCCGCATTCATCAAGGCATATACCACCTGATCCCTTAAATCCCTAACTATCTTTTCCGCATTCGCCACCTCTGCCGTATCTTTCGCCCAACAATTAATTTCCATCAAAGTTTGTTGTTTAGTACCCTTAATCGGATCTCCTGTATTGGGATCCGTACCCAATATCCTGCCTATAGCTGTCTCGCCTGGGTTGAATAGTCCAACTTCTGATATCGTAATCGATGGGAACATTAGGGCTGTCAACGGATATCCAAAAAGAAACCAAAAGGTTTTCCCCACAGACAGAGTGGTACCCATGCCCGGATGTACCTCACCCTCCGGAAGTTGTTCGATTAGCCATTTGTTAAAGCTGGTAATAGTAGACTGTTTACCAGATGGTGAACTTGGCATTAAGCTGTCGGCTCCTCTGCAGGATCGGGGTCCACGATATCTTGCGCTTCTTGTATCTTCTTGAACCAGGATGTAAAAATTTGCTCGAATAAAAATTCGGCCTTATACTTGGCCAATTCTACGAAGGCAGTTCGATCGTCCACGTATTCACCGTAAGGGACTTCGTTGATAATAGTAACATCAAACGGCGTTGGAGCCTCGAATTTCGAATATGCGGCACCTGCAGAAGTCGCCATTGGATCGATGTGATAATCGCGGCCTGGCGCTTTCTCAGCTATGCTGATATCAAAAATCTGCCTAGAATAATCAATTCGGTTTTCATCTAACCAAGATGTCCAACCACCTCTTAAGGCGCTAGTATCGATAGGGGTGACTCGGATTAAATATTTATGGGCTTCAAACACTAAAGAAGCGAATGTTTTCTCTGCCTTGGCAGCGTACTTATCTCCAAATCGAAGTAGCTCATTAATTATTTCTGGATTTTCGAGTTGAATGCTGATTCGTAGAGAATTAGCAGCTGGCTTCGTATCTAAATTTTTAAAATCAATCTTTTCAGCCATTATTGTGGCTTATCATCAACCTTGCGAAATGTATATCTCCAGAGAAATGTCTGTCCATTCAACGTTTCCGGTTGTGGTTTCCCAAATACACGATATTCTGAATGTTGCCAGATAATCCTATCGCCAATATGACCGACCGTGTCCACAACCTCACGCAATTTCTCTTTCATCTGCACTTTAATGTCGCCAATTTGATAAATGCCGCCACTATAAAGAATGTCATTTTGTTCTACGGAGTCGATCACGGCTCTGGTAGGCTTCATGGTAAAGGTATAAGTACGTCCCTCTCCCTTGGCCGGGTCTCCGGGACTTGATGAAGCGACTAATTTGAGAATGACTGGCTCACCGAGTTCAGAGATTACGTCCGAGAGCATTTTCCTAATACCACAACTAAGAAAGTTTGGTCTTCCACAAGACATATTTTACTCCAATCGATTCGAAGTATTCCACTGTCGTAATTGTCTGACCAAAAGCATTAATTCCTCTTGGTATGTCCCTATGATTAATTCGAAAGTTTTTGGTATATTATCGAGACTAATGGACTTTCCAGCAACTGAAACTGCAAAGAAACTTCTAGTCTCGATCAATAGTGTCTTTAAAACGTTAATGGTGAATTGCAGACAAATTGCTGTCTCATACTCTACTAGTATACTCTCCGGATCAATGGTTCGTCTCACTAAAACGCCTACTTCGGACACCGACATGAGAAACAATTCCTCCATGGTTTCATCCGACAACGGCCTGTAGGAATAATGAACACGAATAATGTCTGTAGTAGCTACTACTAGAGTAATCTCTCCTGCTGCATGGTTCACAGTGTAATCTGTTCCTTCATAGAGTAAAACCTCTGCACCGGTCGACGGATCAACGCGATGCACAACGACTGGAGGGTTTACGAGCAGATTTAGATTTCCCGTGACATAAACCGTGCCTCCATCCTCAGTCGGCTCTAGATCCTGGTCCTCCACGCATGCTACTAGAGTAGACAGAAAGCCCTGACTACACCTAGTCAATAACTCTGACGCTGTGGTAGCAATGAACGTATTCGAATTAATAGTCCTGGTAAGAGTGTTTTCGATGAAAGTAGCAGAAGTAATCGTGGAAGTTGGCATTATACACCCAACCTTTTATAACGCTTTAATGTATTCTTAGCGGACTCTTCAAGCATCTTAATTAATCCTGCATATGGCATCTCTCCGTAGCTCTTGGAGACGCCATCCACACTAACGCTAATAGCTCCCGAACTCATGAAGATTCCTTTATCTATCAGTACATATTTGGCGGCTAAACAAGCTGTCGCGTCCGTGATTTCCAATGGCAGATTGCCCGCTACGCTACTAACAAGATCGTCAGCAGTTTGAGGGTTTGAATATCCATATATATATCGCACACGGATATTTGAAGTGCCTCGTAGCCAAGTGTAATTCCAAAATGGCACCGCTTGTGATTCAAGGAATAAAATTCTAGGTGGAATAGTTAATATACCCAATGAGCTATTGACAAACATGTCTGACTTGCCGTATTGTATCTGTGAACTAGAGAAATCGGCTGTTTGGTCTGCGGGATTAGCGTCTGCGTTCTGAAACCCCAAACCGGGTTCAAAGGTATACGGCACAGTGATAGGGATATCCGCATCTATCAGACCCGCATTCTTTGGTTCTACGCCCCCGCTTCTAGCTACTTTTGTACCAAGCGAGTCTACGTTTTGCGTGTAGTACCATCTCTTGAATTGAAACCATTGGGCTGATGGGATTAAATATAAGGTGACGTTCAAGATCTCCCTTACTGGCTTATGTTTTAATATTAAAGTTGCGCTACCGCTACCATTGTAAAACTCTTCGGTTTCAGTCAGGTCGAAGTTAGTACCACAGAAAGAGTCCACATCTCTTTGTGCCCATGGGATATACTTATCAGTAATTGATGCAATTAGTGAACTCGGCACATCAGATACATCGAGACCCAATAGCTTCTTTTTGACATCATCAACAGTGCAGTATAAATAAGAGAGTGCCATTATTTTTTCAACCTCAACCAGACTATACACTTTCTCCCGTTTGTATCTACGGCAACGTATGTGAAGCGATATTTCAGACCTGTGGGAACTTCAGCAGGGCTGTCTGTTTCTGAGTTAATTGTAACTACAATCGCCCCAACTTCAGGACTAAGATAGGCATTGTTCGCAAAAGAGTGCACCAACGTGTCTCCCTCTTCCCCCGGAATCACTATATCCAAGCTACCTTTGTCGCCAAAAACTGTCCCGGATTGAGGAAAGATTTGTACTCCGTGTAACTCGGAAGGATAGTCAAGAACTATTTCTCCGATTCCTACAGTTTGACCAGGCTCAACCACGGTTTGAATCCCTTCAAATCTGAGCGCAAGAGGCATTTTATAACTCCACCCAATCTATATTGATACGTATTTCGTTACCTACGCCAACGTTGTCTCGGCGAATCAGAAGTTTGTGACCGGGAGCCAGTAGCACAATTGGGATTCTTGAATAGTTTCTAAGGTCGGTTCCGGTACTAAAAGATTTCAAATTCTGACCTGTTGCAGTTATAACTGGTTGGTCGTACAATTTTCCTTCCGGAATCACGATACTGTTTGTCTTCAACGGTGTGACAGACTGAGCATTGCCTAATGAAGAGAATGAGGGATTCAGAGAAATATGCCATGTTGCGTAGGTGGCCGAGTTCAAAAACAATTCAAAGTTCTGAAAAAGAATATATTTGGTCGCGGAATTGTTGTGAAAAAGAGCCACATTCTCAGGAATGCCAAGGGAGTTTCGTACTATCTCGGCATGAAACATGTAGCCGTCATTAAGTTGATTAGGACATGGAATCATTCTTCGTATCCTGTCAGTGATAAACTATATGTGATGGTTCCGCTTGCGATGTTTACATTAACATTTGTTAAAAACTTTTTGGGTTCGGTGAATGTGGCCACCAATGCAGTTGGCTGAGAAGATGCTGCAGTCGTAGCTAAACCGGCTGGAGGCATACTCACGGGAATTACCACAGCTGTATTATCGCGAATTTGCAATCTACCGGCAGCTGCTATACTTGTATTGTAAACCGTTAGAACCACATCCGTCACATAAAGAACTTTACCCACAGTAACAGTATAAAGTGTCTGATTGCCAGTCTGGTGATCTAGTGAGCCTTGTCTCTGTACCCGGCCTGCTCTTTGCGAAGGACGATCCGGTATCGCGCTAGACCGTCCGCTCAGAGTTTCAGTATTAGCAAGCGCTTTGTAATTCGTTTCGAAATCTGTAACGTCCGCCCCACCATCTTTATATACTACTGTGGTCCAAACTACAATCCCGTCACTGGCTAATAAATCGTACCCGTTATCGCTTTCAATATATTGCCAATTTAATTTCTTAGTGATCACTAACGTTTTCAATTGTGTATAAGAAATGATATATGAGGCCATTTTCCTTACGTTGAACTCACTGTGAAATAAAATATAACATCAAACGCACCCACCGTAGTATTGGTTTGACATTTAACGTGTATGCCTTGGCTTGCCCGTAGAGTGATTGGAGCCATCTGGTCGATATCTGCTATATAAACAGGGAAATGCTGCCCCAAACTCTGTTGCGAATCTTCTAATCCTGTTCCACCCGACGCCAATTCATCAGAGCTAAAATTGAAGCTATCTAATAAAGCACCCTCCCCAGAGATGCTAGCTGCTGAACGGGCTGTGACATCACTATCAAGGGCTTGATTTGTGTCCATTTCTACAGGAGTCAGTACATTTCCAGAAGAATGCCCGGTAATACGGAACACTTCAAGATTCGCTAGAACGCCAGTAATCGCAGAAGTAGTTACATTTCTAATAAAAATTTTTCTAATCCTAACAATCACATCACTACCGGCTCCGTTAAGAAGCGATAGCATAGATTTACCGTTCCCTGGAGCTTCGCCCCCGTTCGATATAATATACGAAGCTTGGGTTGCGAGACTCACTGGTTGTGTAGTTGTTCCCGTTGGGTCTGTTCTTACAGGGTTGGAAGCAGTTCCAATTTCTGTTCCGGCGACATTTCTAAGATTGACATGCGCCGCACGTTGAGCCGTGATTCTCAGTGGAGCAACGTTGTCTTCTGTAGCTGCGGTTGTAGTGGTATCATCTAATTGCCCGCCAATTGCCGCCGCTTTACTGAATGCAGCATTCATCGAATGAACAATATCGTCAATTAACTGCAAGGCCGTAATTTCAGTCGCTTGATTTGCGCTGGTTGCTGCTCCGGTAGGTAGAGAGATCGTCCCCGAAATGTCGTTAATATTCCAAGTCCCCGATTGCACGGCGGCAACCGAGTCAGAAGCGCTTGTCAGATCGCGAATATCTAGATTTACTGCATCAACCGTAAGAGCGCCCCCATTATCAGACACCGGGATCACGGTCTGATCTGAAGCTATAACAACCGGTGTACTAGCGGACATCACCTTTTGGCCTAACGTGTTAATGCGGCCTGTAAAGGTCGCTTCTGCTAGGCGAGTGGACAGCGCAACATCTAGCGTAGTATCTACAGACTCAACCGCTGTCTTAATGGCATCTGCGGTTGTCTCCGAAGCTCTGGTAGCTAACGTGGCTTCAGTGGCTGCACCGGCGGGCAAAGGTTGAGAATTTTGCTTTACTACTAAAGCGTTGTCTACCCCGTCAGATTCAATAGTCGCTCTAGTGTCTGTGGTTCCATCTTTTAATTCTACAGCACCGATTTCAATGTCGGCTCCTGATAGATCCGCGTCAACTTGGACACGTCCCGATATCACTGTTCCGGCCAGGGTCTCCGTAGCGGTCTTAACGTCAGCTAATGTGGCCTCCGTTGCAGCGCCGGTCGGTAGAGATATAGTGCCCGTAATATTGTTAATATTCCAAGTACCACTTTGTGTTGCGGCGACGGTACCATCAACAGTTAAACTAGCACCGTTATCCGATACTGGAATAACTGTTTGGTCTGATGCTAGGACCACGGGAGTACTGGCAGCCATTAACTTCTGACCAAGAGTGTTGATTCTAGATGTAAACGTTGCGTCCGCGAGCCGAGTAGACAATAACACATCTAGGTTATCTGTGTCAGCTTCAATGGCAGCTACAGTGGCTTCCGTAGCTAATCCAATGGTATTTCCGACCACATCAACGTCTTGAACCCCAGAGGGCGTAGATATAATCGTACCTGTGACTGGAATGGGACTCCCTGCATCATTTTTAATCTCAACTTCTGGAATAGTATCGATTATGACATGCTGTTGATCAGCAGGTTCAGTTTTCTGTAGCAACTCTGTCAATACTGAAGATAGAGTAGTTTCGGTTGCCGCGCCGGTTGGGAGAGGGAGAGACGCTGCAGATATGGGCTGTGTAACTTGACTACCATCCACTACTAATCGTCCGGTAGCAAATGTCAATAAGTCTGTCTTTGCCTTAATCCCGGCTAGAGTAGCTTCGCTAGCGCGAGTAGATAGAGCAACGTCCAGATTTCCATCAATACTGCTAGCTAACACCTGAATAGCTGATAGAGTTGCCTCAGTTGCAAGTGTGGATAGAGCAACATCTAGATTTTGAAATAAAGGAGTTAAATCAGCGCCGGTCTGATCTGTACCGCCCCACCGATCAACATTCGTATCGATGGCTGGATTCGTAATTAGAACGTGAACCGTTCCATCGTTTTCGACCTTTAGATATCTAACGTTGGCAGCAGTCTGATCGGTTGATCCAACCTTGACATTTCCAAGCACTATAGTTGCATCTTCCACTATAAGTTCGGTGTCAACCTTTAGAGCCAATGTGCCGTCGCCTTGATCTACTGTCGCGGCAGGTGCCCAACCAGTAATTCGCCCCATCCCATCGACGATAGGGAAGCATAGACCGGCCACCGGTCGGCTGTTTCCGTCTACAGGCAATGGTACAGGACGTTTCCCGCTTATGTCATTCGCCATTTGGCGAGCCTCCGATAAGAATTAAATTTCCACTTGATCTTGGTCCAGAGAGAGCTACCCTTGAGAACCTCAGGCATTTTAATGCTCTTGCGAACCTTCATTTTGATAGAACCCTGGCGACTCTTAATACGTATTGTCTTTCGCCAAGGGGTCATCAATATTATGCTATTTCTATGGCTCGAACGCTGACGGTCGTCCCATCTGATATTGCATATACGTCGCCAGTATACTTGTTACTCCCATAGAATTGATTTGCAACCAACGGAGACCCGTTTGCCGTAGTTACACCCGATGTTAACCCTACGTATATTGTTTCTGATGCATTCTCATGGACTATCGTATATTCTTTGCGATTGGCGTTAGCTGCTAGTACAAGAGTGGCGGCACCCGTCACGCTTACTGCTGTCGCTGATCCTGAAGATGCTTGTGACTCTTGGCTGGCAACTGTAATTGCTGATTGATCTGATGCTATAACAATTGGCGTAGAGTTCGCCATGGTTTTCTGCCCAAGAGTATTGATTCTAGCTTGGAAGCCAGTTAGGGTGAGGAGTGTTGCTAGAGTGGCTTCAGTTGCCGCACCCGTCGGTAATGAAACAGTTCCGGTAATGTTGTTTATGTTCCAAGTGCCACTTTGCGTAGCCGCGACGGTACCATCTACTGTTAAGCTTCCACCATTGTCAGATACCGGGATCACGGTCTGATCTGAAGCTATAACAACCGGTGTACTAGCGGACATCTCTTTCTGACCGAGAGTATTAATACGTGCGGTAAAAGTTGCATCAGCTAGTCGAGTAGACAGCGTAGCTTCTGTAGAAGCGCCAGTCGGTAATGGTTGAGAGTTTTGCTTCACCACCAGAGCGTTATCCATGCCATCAGACTCAATCGTAGCCCTGGTATCATCCGTCCCATTCTTTAACTCTACAGCACCTATCTGTATATCCGAAGCATCTAGGTCAGCTTCCACAAGGAGCCTTCCTGAATTGAAGGTGAACTGATCTGTCTGAGTCTTGATACCCGACAGTGTTGTTTCACTAGCACGGGTACTCAAATCTACATCTAAATTTTGAAGTAAAGGAGTCCAATCCGCGCTGGTTTGAGGTGTTCCTCCTACTGATACGAGATTTACGTCACTAGATCCACCCCCACCGCCTCCACTGGTAGCTAAAGTTGCAGTCCCATCTCCATTATCAGTAGCCTTCGCTGGCAAATATCCGATAATTTCTGTCCCACTAACGATGGGTAGTATTAATACAGAGGAATCTCGCCCGTTTTGGTCATACGGAAAAGCTTTAATTTTTTTGCCCTTATATTGTGTAGGATCTGTGGGCATTTTGTATACTCTCCTTTACCCTATTCTCTTTTGTACACACATATGATACCGAAGCTTACGCTGTCGGTATCCGTGATGTACTTGAGTTTTTCGAAAATCTCGATTTTATGAAATTCATCGCTCGACACATTAGGCACAGACTTTGTGGAGCAAAATCGTAATTAACCTTAACCGATGTAGTGGCGGTGCTGGTTGTAACTGGAAAAGATAGAGTGAGTTCGGGAACAATCTCAGGTTCTACGGATTTAGATTCCTCAGCTACTAACTCATAGCCCGCACATTGAAGGAGACGCTTAGCATCAACTTCAGAAATATTAATAACTCCGCCTGACTTTTTTGGTCGTCTTTGGACGTTGTAATACATGTTTCCCACTCGGACTCGTCCAACTCCAACAGGACATCTTACAGTGGCCATCTATCCTCCCGCTAGTTTACAGTGTCTCTGGTTCAGGGGAGCGGAGCCAATGCTCCGCTCCCCGCCCTCAATTACTTTTCCATCGACTTCAACGCAACTATTAAACCTCAGTTGTGCCGATGTTGATGATTTTCCCTTGAAAGGCTTCACACGTAATCTGGAGTACGGTGAACTCAGCAACCAGCGTTCGATAAGCCGATTGAAGAAGCGCCAAGTCAATAGCACTCAGCGGCATCAAGTCAACCATCTGAATCGCGTTACCATCTTCAAGAACCGTCTTGTCATCGATGACCAAGAGGCTTGAGTGGTCCATACCGTCAACCGGGAGGTAACGAGACCCGATAATGTCAACCACACCGAAAGGTGAGGTCCAACGAGTCACGCTAACACCAGCCGGAATGTCCGCCATAGATCCGGCACCGGCCTGGAACAAACGGTAGAACGATCCAAGAACCAATTCACTAATCCTCTGAACCTCGCGGTAACCAGCAACCACAGCTTGCGGCTTACCACCAACTTCTACAATGTCCCTCTCCAGGCTCGTGATGTCAGAAAGAGAGAGCGCATTGCTGGTGTTGTCCACAACGTTGGTTGTTGTCTGAGTCAGAAGACCGTCGTACTGAAGACCGCTACCAACAGAAGAATCTCCGTTGATAATAGCCCACTCTTCCATCAAGGCCACGTTCAACATCTTGACCTTGATTTGGTGCTTTTTGATGTCAGTGTAGGTACCACCGGCCATCTGGTCGAAAAAGCTTACCGTTACCACGTCACCGAGCGATGTATACGGAGCGCTCAGGAATTTGTAATTAGGGGTCGTGGCATCTGGAAGACTGCCCTTCTCGAAGAACCCCTTAGCAGGATTCGTACCGAGAAAGAGACCTTCTGCAGCGGTCGTAGGAACGAGACGGTACCAAGAGTGCGCCTTACCATTACCCTGAATGCGGTTCAAACGATTTCGCAGAGGAGTATCTGTCGGGGCCATAACAGCCATTTCAGCTTGCAACAAACTGTTACTGCTCTTACGAGCGGCTAGGACATTTCTGCCTAGCTCTGCATATCTCTATGCAGGTCAGACTATATCATCACTTAGTATTCAAGTGTTCTACGTATAGTCGTTGAGGGTTTAACCTGATTCACATATTGACAAAATTTAAAGAATTTTCTATGAATCGAGAAACATACACCTGAGTCAGCCAAGCTACCTAAGTTCATAGAGAAACTGAGCACATCCCATTTTCCCAATCTCGGAGCACCTATCTTAACACCCACTCTTCTGAAAGCTGCCACAATTGGTTCTAGTTTCGGACCCTTCCCGCAGATACCCGATTGGTAACACATCAAGAAGTTTCCGATAGATTGAGGTCGCTTTCTACCTTTGAAGGTGCTAATATATCCATCCCCATCAATAAACGCCGACAGAAGATGTACCAAGTGCTTAGCTTGTAACTCTGGAACTGTGGTTTTGTGGTTGGTAAGTAACTGAATCCATTCACAAAACGAGGTATTGGAGACTGACGCCTCATAAATCCTCTGCGTCCTTCCAACCCCCGCATGGCTGTTCGGGTTATTAAACGTTCTATCATATTCCCGCCACCTGACCGGCTGGACCAAGACCTTTTCTAAGGCCGTCTTGGTCTTCCAAGCGTATTCTCGATCAATACTTTGATGAGAGAATATTTTAGATCGTCTAATCCCATCCCCGTGTACGCATCCGTCGCTTAAGTATACTCCTACTAAATGCGCAAGAGGGTTAGACCATGCAGTAAAGTTCCATGTATGTCTCATTAGGTTATCTTCCCTGCTGATTGTCTCTATCCGTGTCTTTTTCCTCTTTGGGAGTCACGGCCTAGCGAGAGTTTCCAGCAAATAGTAGAATTTAACGAGGACTTGCAAGAGGTTAATCCTCGCGAACTAAGAGTAACCCAGAGACATCTACCGAGCTAATAGCCTTCTGGATGTCTTGAATTGCTTGATTAACTTGCTGTGCGTTCATTTCTTTGGTATTCTCCTTTGGTTTTGGTATTGCTTTGTTTTAGGCTTTCTGGATGGAGCCGTCACCAAACTTGTTGTCTAGTGACTTATTAAGATACTGCTCTCGTTTAGCGGCTAAATCTGAGGGAAGCTCTTTCCCTGGATTAGCGCGTTGCCAAGAACGGATCTCGTCGTACGATTTCTGCAAGGTATCACCATCGGCATCGCCGGTCTTCTCGACTCGGTTGTAGCGCCTTGGGAGTGGTTGCTTCTTAATTGTGTCAACTTCTTTCCTTAATGAATCAACTGCGTCGGCCAATTTCCTTAGATCTCCAGATTCAGAAGATTTCTTAGTAGCTACCTTATCGGCTGGCTCTTCGTCTTCTTCCTCATCCTTCTTTTTCTTAGCTTCGATCTTCGCCTTAATATCTTCCGGCATGTCACCTTCGACAGCCTTCGTCACTGGCGCTGCGCCGTGACCTTCATGTTCCTCTTGAGTCTTCAAGTTCGAATTAGCGGGATGTCCGTCTTCTTCTGGAGCGGAAGGATTCGGCTCGCCTTCTTTAGCTTTAACCGCCGGGGGTTCCTTTGCACCATTCGTAGGAGCCGCTGGCTCTTTCTGAGTCTGTAAATCAGATGTCGCCGGGTCAGCAGCCTTAGTTACTGGAGCCGCACCATGACCTTGGTGCTCTTCCTGCGTCTTAAGATTTGAATTTTCAGGATGACCTGCCTCTTCGGGATTAGAAGGCTTTACTGCCGGAGCATCCGTAGGGTTCAAATTCTTGTCCTCTTGCTTGGGGGTCGCCTTAGCGCCCGCCTTAGGATCATGGGCACCTTCATATTGCTTTAATAGCTTACCAATTCGTTCTACCAATCCATCGATCTTTCCTGATAATTCCTTAGCCATCGTATCGTTCATTTCCTCTTGTTCACCTCCTGATTTTCTACTATGTGATTTGCAAAATTTACATTCATCATCCTTGTGGGAAGCACCTAGAATATCTTTGGCCTTGTTGTGCACTTGCGTCCGTTCTTCCTCGGAGATAGGGTGATCTCCGAGCTTTCTAAGGACGGTTTGAGCATGCACCTTGTCGGGCATCGGCAAAAGTCTTTCTTTGATCAACTTTCCCTGTGGTGAAGAAAACTTACGAACAATTCCAAAATCGTCGTCTTCCATCTTCTCTAGTTCTTCGGGTGTCCGAGCCTTCTTAGCTAAAGCATCGGCTTTGTCTCTTAAATCTTTAATCTCTGCCTCAAGCATGGCATCTGAGTCAGTTACAATCACTTTCTGAAGATCTTCAACCAATTCTGTTTGTTCCAGTTGACCGTTATCAGCCCGTTTCACCAAGGCGAAAGTGGCCTCTGGGTTTGCCGGATTGTCAACTAGAGATAATTCGTTGAGCTTATATTTTGTAATCCTAGTGACCTGACGCGCTGAACCGCTGGAAGTATCTTTAACAATTTGGACGCACTTATCTACCGTTTGTCCACCGATACTGAATCCGGTTAAAATGCCTTCCTTCACCTTGTTCCAGGTGTCTTCGGCTCCCTTGGAGATATAAGCCTTAACATAAATCTGCTTTCCACTGTCGTCTGGAATAACTTCAACTGCTTTTCCAACGGCTTTGGGTTCATGCATCTCCCGTACGTTTCCTTGCCATTCAGAGAAAGCATTCTTGGAAGCCATATAATCAACAACCTCACCTTGTTTATCTACCGCCTCTGTGGTCGCAACACCTTCGACAATGCGGCGCTCCTTATCAACCTTAACGATAGGTAGAAAAAGCCTTAAGTTGCCATTCATATTCTAATTTTCCTCCTCGGTGATTAGAACTCTAGAGCCATATAAACTAAAAGTGCAGGTTCTTGAACTTCTAGGTCTATCCCGGCTCCAATTCCAATGCTCGTATTATCTATGCGAATAGGTTTTTGTAATTTGATGTCGTGGCTAATGCCTGCCCCTACAAACGGGACCGTTGCGAGAAAATCTAAATTAAATCTGTAGGCGTGAGCAACTTCCATTGCCATCCCTGCCGCCGGACTACCAGCCGACGTAACGCCTCCCACCAACTTTGGTTTTAATTCAATACCATACGGGAGAAGATTTTTAACGTTGCTCGTCGTGACTTTCTTGCCATCAAAGAGCACCTGTCGATCCTTAATAGTTAAAATGTGAGACTTTCCTTCTGCATCTTTTAATTCGATGATAGAATCATCTAGATTAACTTCGACAGGCTTTCTCTGTAGTCCCTTCCAGTATCCATACCCAAATGCAACAAGTCCCGCTATCAAGGCTACACGCAAGCCAACTGCCGCGCTCTTAGACCACAATACAGGGTCTGCCAAGTCCAAGCTTTTGCAAGCTTTTATGATATCAAAATTTTCGTTTGCTGATCGTCTTTTTTTTCTAGCCATTATGATTTGAGTCTATCAAAAGAAGCTCTCATGTGGATCTCTAACTTTTCCAAAGTAGCTTGTATAGCAGCTTTCTTAGAGACTAAAGAATCTTCCCCCATAACTTTACGCATGGTTGGAGATTCTACTTTTTCCATTCGTTTTTCTAAATCCGCTATATTCACCAAATATTCGGCTAGGGTCTTCTTTGCTGACTCTAGCGTTGTTAGATATTTGGTTACAAACATACCATCTAGATTCTTTAAAATAGTTTCTGCTGTAGCTGTTTGCTGTTGTTCACCCATAGGATTCCTCAGAGTTACTTACAGGAGGAGAAAGTTTTTAGACTCTCTCCTCCCGAAGTCCATCTATTAGCTGGATGTGACCGCTTCCCATGCTGAGCCGGTGTAAAAGTTCAGCTTGTTCGTGGTTGTGTTGAAAATCAACTGACCTTCTTCTGGACCAACGATTGCATCGCGTTGCGTGGTCGTAAGGCTGGGGAGAATAAGACCTCCATCCTTAACTACCCCGTCATTGTCAGTCTGGGTAGCGAGGCGAATACGTCCTGTCCAATGTTTGTCAGGCGCGTTGTTTAGAGCCATGTTTCTTTCCTCCTTTTATATTGATACTCTGTGCGCACAAAGGCGGGCGTTGCCGCATCTTTGTTGTTATTGGTGCATGGGCACCAAATTTCATTTGCTTACTTTTACATTATTTACACTTCGAATGCCACTTAGATTCGCATTTAGTACAAGGTGATCCCATTGAGAATACTTTATTAACCCCGCCCGCATCTTTCATTCTATCCTCGCGAAATCTTATTTTACGGGGGTCTACCTTACAATCAAAACTGGAGCCGTCATCATGCTTAACAGTAAATGTATCCTTACCAGTACGAACGACTTTCTCTGGCTGCGAATTTTTCTTCTTGTGATCCTTATTTATCCACTTCTCGCGTCCGCGATTCAAACGAGTCTTGGGCGTGATAATGTTTCCCATTATTTGAAGTTTATCCTATATTTTATATCACCAATCTTACTATAATTATCTTTGGCATCAGCGACATCTGATAAGTCTTCTATAACGCCCCTTTGTGCTGACCCATTCCGAAATTTCAATTCTGCTTCCCCGTTTCGAACTACTACTACAGCTTCTTGATCCAATTCATTCTGCTGAAACGCTAAACTCTCCAACTCCTTTAATTCTGCTTCATTAACATCCGCGACGTAACTTCTCTCGGTGCTGCCTCCCCATTGATCTTCTTGCAATACTACATTATCGGAGTAATTCTGCAGGATCCTCTTCAATCCAATGCTGCGCGCTTCATTTTGCTTGGGTGATAAGTTCGATTTCTCGGCGGAAACTATAATCTTAGTTCCATGTCTGAGATATCCCTTTACAGCATTAAAATCTTTCAACTTGTTCGAACTCGGCGTTGAAACAGTTTCCCTATCGATGCTCGGTTTACTTGCAGATCCTCCAGAAGTAAACTTACCCGATTCATCTCTGGGGTGAAGGTCTTCAGACCAATCCTTCCTAATACCCGAAAATCCAACACCTTTAGAGGTTCTCTCTCTCCAATCGTAAAGCGGTGCCGCGTGCTTATATCCCAACATTGGTTCATTAACGGCCAATGTTGTATTGTCATCTATTTCTTTGTTGGCGATGATTGAGGTAACCGCATCCGAATAGGTTTTGTAGGGAGTTCCAGATTCGTATTCGTTTTCTCTTTGCCAATAGTGAACTTCAATTCGATCTGCGTCTCTGACACCACCAGAAGAAGGTGTATACGACACTCTAACCCAATCTTTATCTATTTGCCCTGGAACCTTCCCAGATTCAAAGGACTCTGAATGTTCTCTAGCAAAAGGCATGATATAAAAAGAAGATTTATCGGCGTTGTAAACCAATTTAAACCCGCTTCCGGGCATCTCGGTAGCGGCTTGAACATCAAAGGCCAATTCCTTCAATGTTGCAGTATTAAATGGGCGATCAACTTCTACCGGTTTCCATGTTGCGTTGCCGTGGTAATCTTCTTCTAAGGAAGACTTGATAGACTGTCGTACCGTTCCGCCGCTTCCTGATGTAGCCGTTGTAGTAAATTTTCCGCTCTCGTCACGAGGGTGCAATTCTTCAGACCATTCAGCTTTGGCAATACCGCTTGCGATAGGTTTCTTAGTGTCCCGGCTATGTACCCAATCTTTGAAAACCGACAGATCCATTTGAGTAATACCACCAAGTCCACCCCAACCCTTGCCATAGTTAGCCAGGTAACCCTCTTGGGCTTTCTGAGAGTTTGTAAACCCTAGCATCACTTTGTGCTCATCAAAGCTCTTAGTATCAGGGACGATTTGGTCTATCACAAACACTTGCTGATTGTCGGGATTGGGACCTATGAAAACGTCAACCTGGTCTCCGTCTTTATCTTCGGTACCTTTTATATATCCGTAATGATGTGCCAAGGTACTAGACCATTTCTTTCCGTCTTTGGACACGCCAGAACGCGTTGATCCCTTTGGGTTCTCAATTGATATATCCAACCCATGTAGATTTACGTGCCCCTTTTTGTAATTTCCACTTTCTTTCTGACTCTGGGTAGGGTGCCTATCAGTGTCATTTACGACGGAATCGATCGAAGCCTTTTCTAAGGTGTTAGAGTGAACCGCCTTGTCGATCCCAGGAGCACCCCTCCATATTAGAGATTCATCCGTAGGAAAGTCAGCAGGTTCAAATAGCTCCGGACAACGGCAGTTAGTTAAGCAGTTATTGGTGCCGGATTCTTCCATATATTGATCAACCGTCATCCAAAACCCGTCGTTCGATTCGCAACCTTCGCAAACGCGGTTATCGTGCATAGTGCGCCAAAATCCGCCTTCGATAATATCTCCGATCGGCGCACCGGTATCTTCATCTAGGATCGGCTCACCGGTAGGCTCTCCGGTTTCTTCGTCAATCTTCTGAACATCCTTAATAGCCTGTCCCATACCATTTGCCAATAAAACACTTCCAACCGCCGCTGCGAACATGGGTAGACGATGAGATTCCTTGGCTTGAGCAACCTTCATGGCCTCAAGTAGTTGCTCGTCTGAAGCATATTCTTCTTCGAGAACTTCCTGATATCGCTCATAGAGATCATCGCTGAGCTTATCAATAAATTCATCGTTCCAATCTTGCTTCCCTAAAAGATTTTCGCGATCCCGTTGGGTTAATTCGTCATCTATCTCTTGGTTGGTGAGAATTTGACCGCGTTGTTTTCCCAATAGGTATACGGCAAGGAAAGCCGCCGGAGCCAATTTCTTCAAGCGCTCACGCATCTTGTCAACTTCAGGCTGAACCGCATCTTCACTGCCATCTTTAAGTAGCACACCCTTTATCAGGGTGCCCTTCTCTATAGATTCCGATAACTTAGACAGGTACTTTTGTTTGAGAGCTTCAGCAATCTTTTTCTGGTGTTGCTCCCAAATTTTTATCAATCCAGCCTTGTATTTCTTAATTGCTCGGTCTACCCTTTTAGTGATCTTTACCGGAACCGCCCTTTTCTTCATAATTCCGAGATAGTCACCGACAAACTCAATGGCATTAATCAAAGGGTAACATTTAGTGGTCGTTATAAATACGACCTTATCGTTGTAAACCTTTCTTAATTCTGCGAGAGTTTTTGGCGTGTCTAGATCTAGGCGCATGTATATCGATTTTACCCTTATAAATGATTTTCCACTTAGGTTCTGATGGTTTCTTGCGACGAATCTTTTTTGCCTTGTCCTTGCCTCGCACACCAGGTTTGTTAATTATCAGTAAACCGCCACACCCAATGCAGATAATGCCCTGGTAGAAGCCGTCTCCTCTTATCATGGCGAACATTCTGGATTCTATCTCTGATAGAGTTCCACAAAGGTCGCAAATAATTCTGACCCACTTGGGTCTCATGGTTACTTGCCCTTTGAAACCGGATTGTCGTCAGAAAAGCCAATCTTGATTGTGGCTTCAATGCCTTTTTCTTGCAAGTCTTTCACAACCGTGTCAAGCATTTCATGTTGTTTAACCAACGGTTGCCTACGGTTCATCTTTAAATTTACAGTTTGGGGTTGCGGAGCTTGAGGCTTTTTTTCGGCAGCGCCCTGTCCCTCGTTAGGTGTAGGAGTCTCAGTCATATCTTCAGGCTTTCCGCCAGCTTGTTCGTTTTCTACAGCTTGTTCCTCAATATCTTCTCGTCCCTCTTCTGATTCTTCTAGGTCAGAAATCGACATGAGTTGGGAAGCGACCGTAAGAGCATCTCCACCGTCTGCCGGTTTAAGACCTAGTTTCTTGCGGCGGTCATTGCGACTCATAACCCCATTTTGAATATCCATAGCATCGATTCGAGATTGCTTCTCTTCATCGGTAAAGTCCATCTCGGTCCATGCAAACTTCACATCCGTGAACTCAAATTCTTTCTTTACGATCTCACTGTTGTAATATTGCTCTAACAGTTGCATAATGGTACGGACACCCCTTGCATATGAGATATCCCTTTGTGTCTGCCCGGTTTCTCGGTGCAAATCCGTAGTAAAACCGATGTCCTGCGGGGAAATACCGTAGCATGCGGTCTTAATGCTCATCGTCCATTTTAAATATTCCATCATCTGCATTTCGCGGTTTGTCTGATTGCTAATTGGAATAAACTTCGAATTTTCTGATCCGCTTATAAATAACATGCGATGAAGACCGCCACGACCCCTGACTTCATTTTCCCACATTTGTTGAAAGAGATTTCTCTGATCTTCTGTCACATCCTTGCCTAGATCCATAACCCCAGGGGGGACATTAGAATTTTTGAAAAAGTCAATGTTGTACTCATCTGCATAAATACTTGCAGTAATAACATATGCGGATGCCTCCAAAGGAGACATTCCGTACCCGCTGTCTTGGGGGTTGGCCACTATGTATACTAATTCATCCCTCGTAAATTCAGCCCGCCTAATTCCTCCATCTTCCCAGATGTAAGAAGGTTCCGGTGGATCAGGGAGGGTACGATCTTCATTACGGTAAATCCGAATATCTTTACCTGGGAGATGGTACAATTCCGCAAGGTCGCCGCCGTAGCTCAAGTTTTTGACTATGCATCCGGCGTCATAGATTAGTATATCATTCAAGACTAAATCTTGTAGTTTTCGGAGATTGTTTTCAATTCCTCTTTCCGAGGGCACTTCGAAGATTTTCTTAATTGGGGCGCGGTGACTTTCAGCGTCATGTCGTACCTTACGGACTACCGACGCAAACAGCCATTGGATAGCCTTCTTTTTTTCAAACATGGCTGTACCCTCAGCCAGTATCCCCCTTAACCGCTTGTGAATCTCATTTTCA